CGGAATTCCAGTCGGTCTTGATGCTCTTGAACTTGTCGCCCACGGTCTTTGCGTCCGCCGGTGCGCCGTCAATGGTCAGGGTCTTGTCGGTGTTCACCACCTTCTTGGCCGCTTCAACCAGTTGACGGGCTTCGTTCTCGCTGGCCTTGGCGTTTCCTTCGCTGGTCTTCGCATTTTTCTCGCTTGCCGCCGCCTTCCCTGCGCTTGCTTCGGCTTCCTTGGCCTTGGCGGTGCAGGTGGCCACGCTGGTTCCCATGCTGTCAGCGCTGGCTTTGGCATTGGTCTCGCTGGTCTTAGCGTTGGCAGCGCTGGTGGCAGCCTTCGTTTCACTGCTCCTGGCGTTGGTCTCGCTGGTCTTCGCGTTGGTCTCCGAGGTCTTCGCCGCATTCTCGCTTGCCTTGGCATTGGTCTCTGAGGTCTTTGCGTTGCCCGCACTGGTCTTGGCAGCATCCTCACTGGCTTTGGCGTTGGTTTCGCTGGTCTTTGCTGCACTGGCCGAACTTGCCGCCGCAGAAGCCGAACTTGCCGCAGCGTTCTGACTTGCCCTGGCCGCATTCTCGCTGGCCTTCGCATTGGTCTCGCTCACCTTGGCAGCATCCTGGCTTGCCTTTGCCGCATCCCGTGCCGCCTCGGCCTGACGGAGCAGCTCTTTGATGTTGGTGATGCTCTGGTTCACAAAGTCCCGGGTCCACTCCATTGAGCTGGCGATATATTCACGGACTTCCCGGCCGTAGATCGCCTTCCGGATGCCCGTAATGATCGCATCAAAATCCATTGATATTCTCAACCTCCTCCATTTTGAGCCCTTACGAACTGCTCAGGTTGCCCAGCAGCTGGTTCAGGAAACTGATGATCGCCTGTGCGATCGTCCATACGCTGTCCATGGCCTGCTTCTGCACCTGCTGTTTGGTCAGCTTCTCGGGGGTCAGACCAAAGGTGAACTGCTTCTCGTTGGGCGCATCCAGCGGCAGCTTCAGCTTGGTGCACACCAGCCACTTGTCGATCTCATGGGGGCTGGAGATGATGTGGGTCTTGATCAGGAAACCCAGTCGGTCATTGCTTTCCCCGCTGTCCACCCGGTCGTAAGCGGTCAGGGTCATCACAGGCTCAATGTTCTGCTTGTACCCCTTCAGCTCGGTCTGTGCTTCTTTGCGCAGGTTGTCGCTGTTCGTGTTGCCGTCGATCTGGATGCACTTCTCAATGATGCCGTACTTTGCTTCTGCCGCCTCGTCCCGCACCGTTTCCGAGATCGCGCTCACGGTGGTCGTCTTGAAGATCCACCATCCACTGGTGGTCGTCTGGGTGCCGTATGCGGTCACACGGGTCACCACGTCGCTGGACATCTGCTCCACATAGCTGAAATCCAGCAGGTTCACGCCATATTCAATGGTCTGCGTCGTGGTGGCATCTGTGTCCACAAGGTAATCGATGTATACCCGCCATACCGCAGTACCGTTGTCTGCCCGCACGATCCGTGTCCGCAGGTATCCGTCGTACTCTTCCAGCAAAAAGGTGTTCAGCAGGCTCCACTGGCTCTCGAACAGGGTTCCCTTGCTGGAGGTGTCGATGGTGCGCCCGGGCTGGATGTTCACCTTTCCGATGCCAAAGGTTCCATAAGGTCCCTGATAGTAGTCCTTCAGGGCCTGCGTTGCAAGGTAGAAGATGCTGTTGGAGGGCACGCTCGACCACTGCTCCAGCTGATTGTCCGTGGTCAGATAGTAGGTTCCGCCGTTCACTTTCGGCACAAATCGCTGGAGATATCCCAGCACACCCTCGGCATACAGCTTGTAACTCAGGTCAAACAGCTTTTCCGTCTCGGTCACATAACCCAGCCAGATCGGTTTGCCGTCCTCTTCCACCACCAGCCACGTTTTCTCGTACTTCAAGGTGGTGTACACGGGGTTCTTGTAGCTGCCGAATGCCGTGTTGATCTGGTATGGGATGGTCGCTTCAAAGCTGCCGAACTCGTTTTTGGCCAGGTTCAGCACCGGGTCTTCGAGGAATCGGTTGGAGACGCTTCCCTCTATCGTGTCGCCCTGGGAATCAAAGATGCACTCCCGGGTGTCCCACTGGAACCCCAGAGCGCTCGTGCCGTTAAAGGTCTCCGTTTTCTTCGAGATGGTTCCCGCATAAACTCGATATCCGATGGCTCCTCCCTCCTTTCTGCATCCATTTTGAAATCAACTCATAAGTACGCTGGCTGGTAATACAGGTTGAGCGTTCCCGCGCCGGTCGCGCTCACTCCCACTTCGTACACGTCGTATCGCAGATCGTTGTCAATCAGGCCGATGTCCGTCTTTCCCATGCTCTCGTCCAGTGTGGAACTGTAAAAGAGATCACCCTTCACTGCCGGAAGTCCAAGCTCCTTTGCCTTTTCGTAGGGGTAGGTCTGGCTCTTTGCCAGCGAGATCGCCAACAGGCCGTTCCCGGTCCATTTTGCTTGCAGCAGGCTCGGTTTTTCGCTGGGCGGCATCCGGAAGGTCATGTTCTGGAGTGCCTTGAGGGGAATGTCCTTGCAGTAGGGCACGGCCAGATCGGTCTCAAACCCGAAGGTATCCCACACCCAGTCCTCCCGAATGTTGTCGTACAGGAATTTGAACGGGTAAAGGCTGTAAGCAAAGGTCACAACGCTGTGTCCGTTCTTCTGCTTGATGCCCCCGTTCTCCCAGACACGCCCCAGATAAAAGAACGCCGGGTCATCCTCCAGCCGCACTCTGGTCTGTGCCGGGATCGAGTTGCTCTTCGCCAGCGCTCTGGAAAGGTACTCCAGCGCTCCGGTTCCCACAGGGGTCGAAAGGTTCTGTCCCCGCCACTCGTCCGTGTCCAGATAAAACTCCCAGCTTCCCTCCCGGGCCTTGAACACCGGGTAGCCCGTCAGGCTCTTGGAAAGGTAGGTGGTTCCGTCTCGTCCGGGTACGTCCACAGAGAGGATCTTCTCCACCGGGGGAGCCACCACAGGCCGGGAGACCGGGATCATCTTCCAGTCATCCCAGGTGTTCTTGTCACCAATGGTGATGGAATGGTACATGGCTCCTCCTTAACTCAGCATGTCGGCAGGCGGCTGGAAATCATAGGAGATGGTCAGCGTCACCCGTCCGTCGTTGCCGTTCTTGACGTTGCTGATCCAGCAGCGCCCTTTGTAGCTTCTCGTCTGCGCGGTGGAGAGTACGGTTCCGCCCAGCTCCATTCGCACCTCGCATTCTCTTCCCTGAATGATTCGCATCAGCCGGAAATAGGTGCTTGTCCAGTCACCTTCCCGGCTCGACCAGTCAGGGTAAAGCTGAATGCTCTGTTCGGTCTTGTCGGGGATGCCGCATCGCTCCCGCACATCGTCCATGGCGTGCCGTCCGTAGTCATCCCAGCTGGAATGTGGTACGCCGTCCGCCACGTAATAAAAGTCCCAACTCCCGGTCGAGTTCTGGAACACCCTCTTTCCCAGCGGAGCCTTTTCCGGCGTGCCGTGGTAGGAAGGAAAATCCATCGTCTCGTATTTTTCCTCAAAGGCATTGACATGCAGGGGGTTCAGGGGGACCAGGTTGAAGTCTCTCGTGCTGTATTCCCGGGAAGCCCCTGCATTGTCATATACCTTAAAAATAAGCCCCGCAAATGTGGGGATCTTTGAGGAAAGCGCCGGGTCAGTTGCGCTCCGTCCCATCATCGGTTGTTCCTCCGGTTGATCTTCCCCAGCCCCTCGTCCACGTCGTTGATGATCTCGCCCACCAGCTTCCGGCCGTTCATCTGGACCTTCATGTTGGCCACGGCCCGGGCAATGCTGTCGATGTGCTCTCCCAGTGCCTCCACGCTCTCCACGATGTCGGCGTTGGGGTTTGCCTTCGGGTCAGCCTTGTTGGCCTCTTCCTGCTGGGCCTTGGTCACCTCGGCTCTGCGCACCACGTTGGCGGCAAGGCCTGCGGTGCGCTCTGCATTCAGGGCCACCGTGCCGTTCTGGAACAGGGTGTCATTCAGCCAGTCCACTCCATTTTGAACGTCGCTCATGTCCACTACGGGCTGGATGCTGGGTTCATACTCGAAGTCGTCGCTGGCAATGTCGCCCACCCGCTGGGCCAGATCCATCATGGTGGAAAGGGCCGTGTCGCTCACGTCCTGTACGCCCTGCACCACGGAGTCGGTCTCATCGGTGATGCCCTGTGCCAAGCCAAGGCTCAGGTATTCGCCAATGCCCGCCATCACGCGGCTGGGGGAATGGATGCCAAAGAAGTCGCAGAATCCGTTTACGATGCTGCTGCCGAAGTCGCAGATGCTGTTCCATACCGTACCCGCCGCGCCGGTAATGCCCTGCCACAGGCCGGAGATCAGGTTTCCGCCCACGTCCACCAGGCCCTTGAAGCCGTTGCTGATCCAGTCCCACAGGTGCGAGAAGGCATTTCCCAGCCAGTCAAAGAACCCGCTGAAGAAATCACCGATCTTGTCCCAGTTGGCGATCAGCAGTCCGCCGCCCACAACGGCCGCGCCAATGAGCCAGCCTTCGGGGCCAATGGAGCCCAGCACACTCATCAGAGTGCTGCCCAGTTCTCCCAGACCGCCCAGTAAGCCGCCGGAGCCGGTGATCATCTCGCCAATGCTACCAAGGCCACCCAGTGCTTCTCCCAGCAGTCCCGTTCCGCCCGTGGCAGAGCCCAGCAGACCGCCCATGTTGCCCAGGATGCTGCCAAGGTTCTTGGTCGCGCCGGTCACCTTGACCACCTGTCCCAGCACCTTCACGGTACCGCCGCCCTGGGCCAGCTTGTTGAAGGTCAGCATGGTCTTTCCCAGACTCATCATCGTCTGTCCAAACTCGCTGCCCATAAAGTCCAGCACGGTGGTAATGCCGCCGGTCACTGCCCCGCCCCAGTCACCGCTCACAAGGGCGGTAATGGTGCCCACAAGGTCGGTGATCACGTTGGTCACGCCGTCCTTGGTGGCCACGCCAAAGGCTCTGCTGAGCTTCGAGGCCATTTCCGGAGCGCTCTTCTGCACCTGTGCCCAGACGCTGTTGAAGCCCTCCTGAATGGGCCGCCAGTTCTTCGAGATGGAGTAGCCCAGCTGCATCATCATCCGCTTGCCGGAGTCGTCCAGCTCAAAGGCATCCGCCAGATTTTCCGCAAAGCCCACAAAGCTGTACTGTTCGCTTTGCAGGTCTGCCAGTGCGTCCAGTGCGGTCTCGCTGTTCTTGCCGAACCTCTTCACAGCCTCGTCATACTTCAGCTGCTTGTTCGTCACCTTCTTCAGGCTGTAGCTCATGCTGTCCAGTGCACTGCCCACGCCGATGATGGCGGTCATGGTGCCCTGGGTGGCGGCTTTCCGTGCCTGGGCGCTGTCGGCTCCGTACTGTTCAACGGCAGCTTTGTAAGCGTCCTCCCGGCCCGCAAGGTCGCCATCGCCGTAGAGCTTCGCCAGCATGTTCTGCCGGTTGGTCACCAACTTCTCCTGCTTTTCCAGGTAGGAGACCTTGCTGTCGTAGGCATCCAGCTGGGCCTGATTCAGCTCGTTGATGAGCTTCTGCTGTTCGGTCTGCGCTTCCAGATACTGCTGGTAGGCCGCCTGGGTCTTCTGGCTTGCCTCGCCGAACGCGTTTTTGATGGCGATGTAGTCCTTCTCGGTGGCCAGCAGGATCTCCGCCTGGTTCTTGATCTTCCGGTTGATGTAGTCGATCTTCTTGTTGGACTTCTCGGTCACCTCGGCGCTGTCCTCGTACAGGGCGCTCCACAGCTCGTATTCGTCCTCCGCGGTCTTGGCATCGGTCTCGTACCGCTCCTGAATGACCTTCAGGATGCTGTCCTGCTTGCTCCTCTGAAGCTCTGCAAGGGTCTTCTGTTCGCTCAGCAGGGTGCCGTAAGCGTCCTTCGTCTTGCTGTTGTTCGCGCCTACCTTGGCCAGCAGGGTGTCGTACTGCTCTTTCGCAATGGCCACCCGGTCGGTCTGGAGCTCGATCTCCTTCGTCAGGCTCTCGGTCTTTTTGGTGATGAGCTCTTCCACCGTGGCCGTGTCACCGCCTGTCACTTCCCACAGCGCGTATTCGCCGGTGGCGTTGGACATCTCGGTCTTGTTGGCCTTCAGCTTGTCGGAGAATGCACTTGCCAGTGTATCTGCCAGTGACTTGCCGGTCTTGGAGGCTTTGGACTTGGTGGTGCCGCCGCCCACTCCGTCCAGTGCATCATCCACGGTGTTCTGGTAGTAGTCGGTCAGCGCGCCAAAGGGGTTCAGATTGCCCCATATGCTTTCCACAGCATTCTTGATCTCCTCCACGGTGGAGGGGGTCTTGTTGCCGGGCTTCTTGATGCCGCTGTTGGAGGGGATCGGTACAGTATCCTGCGCCGCCTGCTTTGCTGCATTCCGTGCGTCCTTCAGTCCATGTTGATAAACGGGGTTGCCCAAATGGAGCGAATCCATCTTCATGGCGTTGTACAGCCCAACCATGCTGTTCTGTACGGCAATGGTCGCCTCATCCAGAGCGGTGGTCATACCGTCTTTTACCGCAAGGGCCGCATTGTAAGCGCTGTTCCGCAGCTCGTCCTGTTTCGTCTTGTCGCCAATGCCCAGGTTCGCGCCCTCAAGGATGTTCTCCGCATCGCTGGCCGCAACGTCACTGGGCGAATGGATGCCCCAGAAGGTGGTGAAGACATTCCGGATGGAGGTCGCCGCGTGCAGCATGTTGGCTTTGGCCTGCGCCAGTGCACTGGGGTCTGCAATGCCCTGTGCCAGTCCCAACGTGACATATTGGCCGATCTGTGCCATGACCTTGGACGGAGAATTGGTGTTGAAGGCCGTTTTGCTGGTATCGATTACAGCGTTTGCAACCTCTTCGGAAGCGTCCGTCGCGTCTTTCTTGCCTTCGAGCTGGCCCTTTGCCACGCCTTCGCTTGCATTTTTGCCAACGCCTGCGAACGTCTGGTAAATCCCGGCTGCAACCGAATCGCCGTTTTTCAGTTCATCCAGAATATCGGCAAAGGGCTGCCAGAAACTTTTCTGAACGATCTGTGCATTTGTGGAAATTTTGTCGCTCGTTCCGCCCCAATTGGCAGGATCAAACGGGTCATGCTCAGCGCACCAGCCCTTGAATTTACTCCACAGGTCATCCAATGCAGGTTCGATCATCTCCCAGAGATTCGCCAACAGTTTCACAATGGCAACGATCGCCGCTGTGCCCAACGCGGTAAGTGCAAGAGCGATCGGTTCCGCACACTCGATGATCGTATTGCAGAGCACCTTCACCACTGCGATCAATGCGTCCTGAATATCCGGTGCAGCGTTGATGATGGCGGTGCAGATGGGGCCTGCAAACATGGAAAGCACGCCTATGATGGCCATCGCGCCAGTCAGCTTCAGCGCGCCGGATGCAAACTTGTCAAATGCCGTTCCCAGCACGGTCAGGCCGGCCGAGAGCATCGGAAACACACTGTTCAGGGCACCGGCACCCAGCAGAATAGCAATCATTCCGCTCAGTGCAACACCTGCGGAGAGCAGGGATCCCCACTTGACAAAGTTGAAAATAGCGCAGGCCGCAGCCAGCTTGATCATGCCGCCGGAAAGGGTGTTGATGACCCAGGCAGCCTGTAAGCCTTCGCCGGACATTCTCGCCAGCAGGGCCACTGCTGCCATCATCTCACCAAGGCCGATCGCTACTTTTGCAAAGTTTACCCACGCATCGTTGCCCAGTGCAGCATAGATCGCCACGGCTCCTGCCAGTACCAGCATTGCACTGGAGATGGTCAGGATCGAAGCCGCACCGTCCGCTCCGGCCAGTCGGGATGCCGCCGTGATCGCTGCAATTGCTACACCAACCTCAGTCAGCCCGATCACCGCCGCATCTCCCATCGCGGCAAACAGCCCCACAGCTCCTGCCAGTACAACGAGGGAAGTAGACATCACCAGGATGGCCGCGCCGGAGCCGAATTTCGTCTTGGCTGAGAAAGCCGACATGGTGGTCATCAGGAGCATCAGGGTCTTGATGCTGGTCATGGCCGCATCCAGCCGGACAAGCTGAATGTTCGCCAGACTGCTCACCGCCTGTGCTGCGATCCAGATGCCGCCAGCCATGGCTGCGATCGCGGCTCCATTTTGAAATCCGGTCGGGCCGATCACCTTGTTCACCACAGCCAGAGCCGTGGCCATGGTAGTCAGCAGCCCGCCCAGCGAAACCACCGCCATACCGGCTTTTACCAGGCTGGTGAACTTGATCTCGCTCAGGGGCTTCAGGGCGGTGGAAAGCACCTTGATGGCACCGCTCAGCGCCACCAGCTCTACCGCCGTTGAAAGGATCACTTTGTGGTTCATGGCCTTCTCGCCCACCACCAGCGCCAGAGAGAGCTGACGCATCGCCAGCATCATGGCAACGATGGACACGGTCACAACGGCCAGCGCTGCGGCATTTGCTGCAATGTCGCCCTTCTGCAGGACCTCCATGACCCGGGAAAGTCCCTTGGTAATGGAGCCAATGGCAATGCCCAGTCCGACCAGCGCCGCAGCAGTGCCCCACAGGGTCGCCGCGTTCAGAGCGCTGGCTTTCAGGTTGTCAAATGCTTTCGTGAACCGCTTGGTGGTAGGCTCCAGCAGCTTTGCCGAGATCGTCAGCAGGGTCACGAAGCCAAAGACCGTAATGGCGATCTCCGTGAACCGGTCAGGTTTGATCCGGCTCATCACATACATGGCCCCGGCCAGGATCAGGATCGCGGTGGCCATGCCGGTCAGGGTTTTGGTGCTCTCGTTCTTCTGCCAGGTCTTGATTGCGCTGGTCAGCTGCTTGAAGGTGCCGGAGATGGAGTTGAGCATTCCGGTCAGCGGGGTCTCCAGCATTGTTTTCAGGCTCTTGGTGGCTTTTGCCATCTGCCCGATGCTGAACGCCAGCAGTCCCACGTCGATCAGGCTCATAAAACGGTAAACGTCCGTCCCGCTGATGGCATCAAAACCTTCTTTCACCGCGGTAAAGAACTGTTTCACCGGGGCAAAGGCATCCCCCACCGAGCCGTTGATCTTACCCATGCTGCGCTGGAAGCTGGAAGCAAACTCGCTCATGGATTTGCTCAGGTTCTTCGGCATGTCGATGAGGTTCTGCTGGAAGTCCTCCAGATTCGGCTTTGCCAGCCCCAGCACCTGCACCACCTTCTCACCAAGGCCGCCCAGTTTGGAGAGCAGGGTCGAGATCGCCATTCCCAGCATACCCAGGATGCCAATGCCTCCGCTTGCTGCGGTCCGGATCACGGTGCTCAGCCCGTCAAAAGCCCGCCTGCCCACGGAGTATAAGGTGCCCAGCAGGCCGGTGCTCTCCTCGCCCTTTTTCAGGAAGGTGTCGATGTACTGCGCGATCTTCGTGTTTTTCAGCATGCTGCCCAGTGCATCCACGGGGCTCAGAAGCTTCGTCAGTGCCGTCTTGATGCCGCCCAGCTTCTCCCGCAGGGTGCCGCTTCCAGTGGCAATTTCGTAGATCGTCTCAAGGAAATCCCCCAGCCCGGCTCCCACGCTCAGCATCACCTGTGCCACAGGCTTCGCAGCGTTCGCCAGCAGCGAAAATGCTTCCTTTGCCACAGCGCCGATCTTGCTCAGGATCGTGGTAACGCCTTTCAGCACCGTGAACAGGCCCTTGAAGGTATTCTTGATCTTCTCTGCGGTCTGGTCGGTGATGATGAGCTTCTGTGTCATCAGGTCGAGCCGTTCGGCAAAGCTGTAAATGCGCTCCCCGTCTGCGGGCGGAAAGATCTCGCTGAACGCCTCCTTCACAGGGGCCACCACTTTGCCAATGGCATCCATGATATTCCAGAAGCTCTGCACCAGATGCTCTCTGCCGGAAAGCTCGCCGATCTTCTGGGCGTACTCGTCCAGGTCCAGGGTTCCATTTTGAATCTCAGCGTTCAGCTTCGCAAAGGCTTCTGCATCCCGCTGGATGGTCTCCCGGTCATAGCCCTTTGCGGCCATCTCCTTGTCGCTCAGGGTCAGCAGCTTTTCGGCGCTTGCCTGTGCCTCGTCAAGGCTTGCCTTCAGCAGCTGGGCACTCACGCCGTTCTGCTGTAATGCCTTGGTAAAACTGCCCGCTTCGGTGATCTGGTCTTCGGTCACAGCGCCGCTGGCCAGGGCCACCTGCTGGAGGGTGTAGCTGTAGGCATCCGCCTGATCCCCCAGCCTGCCCTGAAGCTGTGCCCATCCGCTGTTCAGTCCGTCCTTCAGCCGTTCGTTCAGCGCTTCGATGGGCGGCACAAAAATGTCGTACAGCCGGTTCGCCAGCTCCGTCCATGTGTCGGTGGCCTCTTCCTTGTTGCCAAAGATCGTCTCGAACACGCCCATCCATTTTGAACTGACAGCGTCTTTCGTTGAGTCGATGGCCTGTGCGAAGCTGGTGGCCTGCTGGGCGGCGAGAGCGGCGCGTTCTGCCAGCTCTCCGTACTGTCCTTTCAGCTGTTCCAGCGCCTCCGAGCTGGTCATGCCCGGGTTCTTCTGGGTCAGCTCATAGGCCGCCTCCATCATGGAAGCATACTTTGCGAAGGTCTTTTCCATGACCTCAGTGTTGGCCCACTTCTTCTGCAGGCTCGACTCAAAGCTGGCGATGGTCACTTCGCCTTCTTTGATGACACCCAGCTCCACTGCTGTGTCAATGAGCTCCTGCTTCAGGGCCTTGGTGGCCGTACCCATCAGGTTCAAGCTCTTCCAGTCCTGAAGCTGCAAATGTCCGGCGCTGTAGCTCTGGGTCAGGTTCCGGATGGTGCTCTGGAACGCAAAGCCCGTCTTGCCCGCGTCTGCGGTGGCGTTGGCAATGCCCATGATCATGGGGATCATCTTGTCGATGTTGCCGCCCGCAGCCGTCATCTGGGAAAGGGCGCTGGTCATCTCGCTGAAGCTGTAGCTGGTCTCGTCAGAGTACCACATCAGCTTGTTCAGGTAACCGTTCACCTGATCAATGCTCTTGCCCGTGGCGTTCATGATGGTCTGAACGTTGGAGGTCTTTTCGGTGTACTTGTCCCAGCCGCTGGCCACCTGATCGATGGACAGGCTCTTGACCAGCTTCTCACCTGCGTCCACAAATTTGTTGGTGATGTTCACCAGTGCCGTGGTGGCCACGATGTTCAGGCTCGAGAACTTGGATTCCAGCCGGTCAAGGCTCGTCTGCATGGCGGCAAAGTCCACGTTCTCCGCGGCTGCGTCCAGCTTCTCAAAGCCCTTTTCCGCTCCCTTGAACTGGAGCTTTTCCATCAGCCGGTCGATGGTCGAGATGGTCTGTTTGGTATTTTTCTCAAAATTTGCGTTGTCAAACCGCATTTCAACAACGCGGCTGTCTACTTCCTGGCTCATTCTGTCCTCACCTCGCCCCATGCCCGTGCTGCGATCCGCTCAAAAATCGGCCGCATCGCAGGGTTGATATAATCCACGCCCTCTACGTATCCTCCGTTCCGTGTGCCGTGTCCGTATTGCAGGATCACCGCAATGGGCACACCGTCCACGATGTTGGAGTTTCTCCATGTAATGGCGATGCTCTCTTTTCCCTTTGTCACCGTGTAGCTCCAGCTTGCCGCCGTCTTTCCCGTGTCCTTCGGGGTCGCCTTCGCAAGGGCCTCCACGCCCTCCTGTCCGTACCGGTCAAGCAGCTCATCCAGGCTCAGGTTCGAGCATCGCTTCAAAAATTTCCGGCTCTTCTTCCAGTCGCCCTTCTGGCGAAAGACAATTACTTTTGGCATCTTACCCTCTCGTCTTCAGCCGGGCCTTTCTCTGCTCGTTCAGCATCCGCTGCTGGGCCATCCGGTCGCCCTTGCTCATCTTCTTTGCCGGTGCCTGGCTCTCCTGGCAGACCCGGATCAGGGTCAATAATCGGTTCAGATGCCACTTCTCGCACTCTTTCGGAATGCCAAAGCTGAACATCTGGCAGTACAGCACCTCGGCCGTGGTCTCGGTCCCGCTTTTCCGGGGCGGGCGCTTTGGCCGGGGCTTTCCTGCGGTCTTTCGTTCGTTTGGTCTCGGCTCCCCGCTGAACCATGTTGCGGTCATGGGAGCTTCCATATATTCGTTAATGGAACGGTACTGTTCCCGGGTCAGTCTGGCGTACACTTCGGGGTCTACCCCCTTGGTCACCGTCATGCAGCGGATGTAGTCAAGCCACTGCTCCACGGTCAGCTTGTCCAGATTGCTCAGAAACGGGATGTTCCAGTTGCTTTCCCAATGAGCCAGGGAGAGCAGTGAATGTTCCAGCTTCAGGACCACGGCAGGCGTGTAGACAAATTCCTCTGTCTTTTCGTTCCACCGCTGTTGTCCCGGTATCGTAAGCGTCATCATTTGCTTTCTCTCCCTGGTATGTGTTCATTGAGGTGCCCTTTTCAGAGCACGCTCCATTTTGAATAGTCTTCTAAACAGAGCTCGCCTCTTTGGGGAGCTCCGCGACGCGCCGACCTTTGGCGGACGGAGCGATAAGAGGGGTATGTTACTGATCCTCAGTGCCCTTCACGGGGGCTTCCAGCACCTTCAGGCCGGGCTGTGCGTTCACAGGGGCGGCCTTCTTGGTCTCCTCCTTCATGTCCTCCGGCAGGATGCCCTCAAAGAATGCGGCCGCTGCCTCGCCATTGGAGGCCAGCTTGTAGTACAGGTCGCTGTAGGCCTGGGTGGACATAAAGTCCGCCAGCACCGCATCGTTCTTGATGAACTTCCGGCCGTCCGGGCTCAGCACACCGTAGCTCTTGCAGATGATCTGCTTGAACAGCTTGGCAAGCTCCAGCTGGCTCTGAGCGGCAGTGATGCGGTTGATCATCTGCACAAGGCCGCCCTCGGTGGTCAGCTCCATCTCCATGATCTCGGCACGGGTCAGATTGAAGTAGTAGTCTTCCGTCCGCTCGGTACCGCCAAAGTCCACGGTGGTCATCGTCTTTTTCAGCATTTTTCTTCTCCTTTATTGTTCATCGGTTTTTGTTTAACCCTATCTCACAAACCTTCCCGTATTGCCAAGGGCTCCCCTACTAGGGGAGCTGTCAGCGAAGCTGACTGAGAGGTTTAATCCGTTCCCCTAGTGGAGCTCCGCAAGGCGCTCGCCAAAGGCGAGACCGAAGTGGTGAGAGGTTTCATCCGTCCCCTTACACCTGAGCCTGAGCCTCGCTGTCGGTGATCAGCTTGATCAGCTCGTCGGGGGTGGGCAGGGTTGCCTCGGCAGCATCGGTGCCCCAGAGCTTGTCCTGAATGGCCTTCACGGTGGCAGGCTTCAGCTTGGAGCAGTCGATCTCCATGTGGCTGGTGGGGCGGTGGCCGGTCACGCTCACGGGGGAGGTGGTGCACTCCCAGCTGAAGGTGATGGCATCAGGGTTGTCGTTGATGGTGGCGTAGCTCTTCTCGCTGGGGGAAGCGGTGCTGTTCCACGCAATGTGGATCTTCTGGCCCACCTCGTCGTCAACGTCGTTGCCCACGGTGGTCACCCAGCTGAAGCCAAAGCCCTGGCGCTTCTGCTGGCCGATGGAAACACCCTTGGCCACCTGTGCGGAACCGTCGCAGGGCTCCCACTCGGTGGGGTAGGTGTAGGCTTCGATGGTGTAGCCGTACTCCTCGGCAGAGCGCAGAGAAGCATACTTGATGTCGTCGGCATAGAGCTTGGTCTCCTCAGCGCCGGAGGGGCTCTCGGTCACGGCGGTCAGGCCATTCCAGGCCACGCCCTTGTCGTAAGCGCCGGTGTTGTTCATGGGATACAGGACACCCATCTTGGTGCCCATCTCATAAAACTTTTCGCCGACAGCGTCCCAAATCAGTCTGGACATATAGTTCCTCCTTAGATGTAGATCGTAAAAACGGTGTGGTATAATCCGTCCGAAACAAAAGAGCGGTCGTAGGTGCATTTTGGCAACACACTTACGGCCGCTTTGATCTTGCTGTCAGGGTCTTTGTCCATCACGGTCACCGTGTAGAACGGATGCTGGATGTATACCCTGTTGTTCGCATGGTTGTTCCGGATCTTGGTTTCGCTGTACACGATGCAGGGATACTGGAGCTGAAATCCCGCTTTCGGCTGAAAATAGAGGTGGATCGACTTTCCGTTCTCCTTCAGCACTTCGCGCAGGAGCGTGTCAACCTTCAGCCGTGCTTCCATTCCAGAGCCCTCCCAAAGTCAGGATCAGACGCGGGCATTGCACCTTCACGCCGGTCACCTGCCATTTCTGTCCCATGAACACCGCATACCGGAGATCGTAGAGATGGTCGTTCGCAAACGGGTCAGCCAGAATGCTCAACTGGTTTCCAACCGTGATGTCGGGGTTCACCTTGTCCCCCATCTGCATCTGCCGTCCAAACTCCAGCACGTCCCCGTAATAGGTGCGTTCCGTCATCTTCTCGGTAAATACGCTGGGGGCGGTCTCCTCCACCTTATCTGCAAATCCCAGCTTCCCGCAGTATCTCATCTCTTCTCACTCCATTTTGATTTGTTGTGGCTAACCTTGAAACCTGAAAAGATCAGGCCTCGTCCGCAGCCATGGTGCAGGTGGTGGGGGTGGTGCCGTCGGTCACAACCACACCGGCAGCCATCAGGGCCACAGGCAGGTAGGTCTTGTCGGCAGCCATCACGATCAGGCGGCCCAGCTTAAAGGCCTTCTCCACGTCAGCCTTCTTGGCCTGAACCTTGTGGGCCTCGTCCTCGTACAGCTTCTTGTCGGTGTGCAGGTAGGCAACGTAGTTTGCCACGTGCAGGTCATAACCGGTCTCGTAGATGGTGTTCAGCATAGTTCTATCCTTTCTCTTTAAGCAGCCCACTCAACAGCCATGGCGCTGAACGGGGTGGTCAGAGCACCGGAGCAGCGGGTCTCGATCAGGTACTTCTGGGCGTTGAAGTCGATGTCGAAGTCATCGAACATGGAAACAGCGCCGCCCTTGTCTGCACCCACGGTGTAGTCGGCCAGGTTCACGATCAGGCAGACCAGGTCACCGCCCTTGGCACCCTTGCGGCCCTCCATCTCGGGGATGGTCACAATGTTCTTCACACGCAGCTTGCGGGCCAGAGCAGCCTCGTCAGCATACAGCGGGTGGCCGATGCCGTCCTCCAGCAGGAGCATCTCGGTCAGAGCGTCCTCGGTGGTGAACAGGGTGGGGGTGCCGGAGCCGCGGTACTCCTTGCGGCTGCGCAGGATCTGCTTGATCAGGGCCTTGTACTTGTCCTCCACGGTGGTCAGGCCGGTGGTCTTGCACTGGACCTTGATGGTAAACAGGTCGCTGTCGTTGAACACAGGACGGATGCAGTTCTCGTCGATCTTGTCCTCAGAGGCAGCCAGACGGCCGTCGCCCAGCAGGTAGGCCAGAGCCAGCTCACGGTTCAGCTTCAGGCGCATCTCCTGCTTCAGCCATGCCACAACGTCAAAGCTGGTAATGTCGATCACGTCGTCGCGGTCCAGCTTCTGCTTCTTGTACACGGTGGTGGGGCTGGTGGAGCGGCGCAGCAGGCCAAAGACCTCTTCCTTCTTGAAGTTGCCCTTGAAGTAACCCTTGGCGCGGGCATCCTCCTCGGTCAGGTCAGCAAACATGCTCTTGAACCGGCTGAAGGGAATGTGGTGCACAGCGCCCATGACCACGCTCACCCAGTCGTCGGGCTTGTCGATGATGCGGGGCGTGGTGTCCAGCAGGTGATCCTCAGGGAACAGCCAGTCGATGTTGTCGATGCTGTGGGCCAGCTCGTTGCTGTCCATACCGGCATCCTCAAAGGCAGCCTTCATGGTGCCATGGCTCTTTGCGGTCTTGACCACGTTGTTGATCTCTTCGATGCTGTGCTTCAGCACAGTTGCGTTGGTATCCTTGTCGAAAACATTCTGCTTCACGGTATCGTCCTCCTCACCGTCATCGTTGTCGCCGCCTTCCTGCTCTTCCAGGGCCAGGCCCACCAGAGCGTGGCAGCACTCTTTCTGCTCGTCGGTCATGCTGTTGTAGACCTGTTCGAGCGTCTTGCCTTCGTTCTTTTCATCCGCCATTTTGGCTTCCTCCTGTGTTGCTTCATCGTCGGTCACGGCATCGCCGCTGTCCGCACTGTGTGTAAGGTCTTCCAGCGGGTTGCCCTCGGGGTCCATGCCGTGGGTCAGGCTCAGGCCGTCCTCGTTATAGATAAAAGCCTCGCCGCCCTCGTAGTCCTCATCGGCGCTGTGCTTCACCACCTCGTCGATCAGGGCACCCGGGTTGCATCCGGCCAGCACCAGGCTCACTTCCCGGATAAAGCCGTGCTTCACGGTGCTGCCCACCTTCTTCAGGCCGTTGGCAAAAATGGAAAAGGCGCTCAGGTCGCCGCTCTCCACGCACTGTCTTGCGGTCTTGCCGGTGTCGGTGTCGTTGAATTTGGCATAGCAGTACACGCCGCCGGGCCGGTTTTCCAGCAGGCAGTGGCCGATCACGTTGTCCACGTTGGAGTGGTCGTGGTTGTACACCATGGGCACAACCTTGCCGCTGCACTCCTTAAAGGCATCCTGCGCGATCACCAGCCCGTCATAGCACCGGACGTTCGCTTTCGTTGCCCAGCCGCTGCAATCGTAGTCAAAATTAACCATTTTGATTTGCAATACTCCTCTCTACGGCATCCCGCCCTGCCGTGATTGTTTTGTTCTGCGCCGCAATTTCCTCACTGCTCTGGCTGATGTTTGCATTCCGCAGTTCATCTGCCTTGGGGTCCTTGCTGGGTTTCATGCCAATGGCCTGCCGGAACTCGTTGGAGGTCATGATCTCGTTGCGGGTAAACTTGTCGGCCATTTCGGCAACGGCGGAAACAGGGGTCAGCTTGAACGGGTCACGGAAGTACATCACGGATTCCCGGTTCGCCCGGTCGTCCTCGGTCAGGAACTTCCGCCGGATCTCGTCCACGGCAGCCGCCACAATGGGTTCGATGGTGCGGTTCTCGTAGTTGGTCATCACAGCATCGGAAGCAGTACCGTTCATGATCTCCGGGGTGATACCCAACTGGCTGTATGCCATGTTGGTCAGGTATTCCACGGTCTTCAGAAGGTTGTTTTCGAGGCTGCGGTTCAGCTGTGTGATATGCTCCGTGCCATCGGTGTAGGCAATGCCGTATTTGGAACCGGCGAGCTGCTGTTCGATCTGTGCCCGCCGTTCTTCGGCCTGTTTCTTCCGGGTCTCGCCCTTCACAACGTAAGGCAGCTGGATGATCAGGTCGAGCTTGCCGCTGCCCACCTGCTCGTCGATCACGTCCATCAGGTTCAGCTTCCGGATCAGGCGCTGCACCGTGCCGTTGGGCTCGTTCATCACGGCATAGAACGGGTTCTCCACCAGGGCCACCCGTGTCTTCGGCAGAGTGATCTCCTCTTTCCGTCCGGTCCGGTCGTTGTACACTTCCAGCCGCACGTCGTCCGGGTACCATTCCAGCACCTTTCCCACCCGCATGGATTCGATCCGGGTCTTACCGGTCTTTCCGTCGTAGTCCACGTCAATTGGCACCAGCGCAATGCATCCCTCATCCAGCATGGAAAGGAACATGTCATATCGCAGTGCCCGGCCCGTCTGGTCCTTGTTGCCGGAAAGGTTCAGGCAAAAATTAAGGCCCGAATCAACGGTTTCGTCGTAGCGTCCGTTTTCATCGAGCCTTACATGATTGATGGTAATTGCCGCAGCGTCCATTGCAATGCGGGTGTTGATGGCCGTCATGATCGTCCGGTCATTGCTTCGGTTCAGCCTTACCCGGTCGGGGCGGTAGCTGTATCCTTCGCCGCTTCTTCCGGGGGGATCCCTGTTCAAAAACGCATTCCAGGCGTGTCTCAGTCTGGAGCCAAAGGTTTGTGATGCCATTTCGATTTCCTCCAGACCTTAACTGTCTTTCTTGTCGTCGTCTTTCTTGTCATCGTCTTTCTTCTGTTGGTTTCCGCCAGCGCTTCCGCTCACAATGGCGTTCGCCAGATCAGGGTTCTTGAGTTCCTTCGTGATGAACTGTTTTGCTGCGTAGCTCATAGCGCCGGAAGCGGCCTTGGTCAAAAACTGCTGGGAAGCATTCGTCATTACGGTCTTCACAAAGCTCTGCCCGCTGTATACGTCCTTCCGCAGCTGTTTCACGTCCTTTTGGAGCTGGAGCCGCTCTTTCTCGGCTTTCAGTTCCTTGTTGGGGTCGTCCACCCGGATGTTGGTCTGCCCCTGAAGATCCCGGTACTGCCTTTCCATTTGCAGCCGGTTGATCCGTGCCCGCAGCTCCTCGTCGGAGTAATCCTCCGCATTTTTCCCGGTTCGCTTGGGTGCATACTCTGTCTTGGGCTTCTGCGCATCCTCACCGGCGTTCCCGTCCCCGGCATAGTGTTTCCTGCCTGCGGCAGTCAGGGTGCCATCCTTGTTCTGGTACCGCCGCACGCCCCACTTCATGCCCTTGATGCCCCAGTGGTATAGCTCGTCTTTGTATACCTGCATATTTGTCTCATCACCTCAGTTCCGCTTGAACAGGCTCTGAACCCGCTTCCTACCATTCGACAGGATTCTGGAAGCACTTTCGTATGCTTTGTTTGCCTTATAGATAGGCTCATACTTATATTTGTTTTTGTTGTCAGCCTGCTTCATGGTGCTCTCAAAGTTAGTCGCGGCCTTTGTATGATTATAGGTTTTTTCCCGAACTTCGCCTGTTTTCGTGTTCTTGCTCGTAACCATAAGCGTATCGCCAATGGCCATATAGGTTTTCTGCCACTGATTTCGGTTGTGCTCAGTCTTCGCTTTCAAGATCAGATCATTGATTTTTTTCTTTCCGCTCTTTACGGCAGACTGCACTTCTGCTGCTTTTTTGTTCACAGCATTCTTTGCCTTACGCAGATTCGGATGATCTTTCACGGTTTTGGTATGGGCAGTGACGCTCGCACTGTCCGCAGAAATACCAGTAGTACCGCCAAACTTGTCAGAAGGAGTTCGCACGGTATCAAGCCCGCGGCTTCTTGCGCGCTCCATATCTCTTTCTGCATCGCGCTGACCTACCATCGTATTTCCTGTGCCAGTCACATAATGCGTCGTTTTTCGATCTTTCTGACCATACGGAACACTGATTTGAGCAGTCTTGTCCTGCCTCTTCCGGGTCATATATGCGCCATATTCTCTTGCATCATAGAAATAGCGATACTGGGTATAACCAAGTCTGTTTTTACCAACAGCAATGCGGGCATAGTATTTGTGCCCCTTTCGCTCTTTTCCCAGCTCGCCATGCGCCAGATAGTTCCAATAATCGTTCATTTTCGCTCCTTCCTGCGATTTACAACACTTATCGGCTGTGTTATACTCTCCTTATCGAACATTTTCGACAAAGAGGAGTTCTTATGGATACAGTTATTTGCCCCAACTGCGGACATGAAATTTCGGTTCCGAAAAAGAAAGTTTCATCCATAAAGTGCCCAAAATGTAATATGGACGGACTTGAGCTCGGTCTTGATTATTTCGATGAAAATGATGAACCTAGAAAATCTTTCTTCAAAAGACATCCTAAAGCTACTGCCGCGGCACTTTTTGCCGGATGGCTTGCTGGAAAAGGGATTCTGTGGTGGTTGGACAACAAAAACGAACTCTTATCCGGTCCTGTTCAAGGAGCTGATTCTTCTGATGAACTCCCAGCCGGGGCTTCCTGCGAGACAGTGACTGAAGGCACATCTTTGGAGTTGATTCCGATTGATTCCGAAGAGGCCGCCCAGAGATTAGTTCATTACAATCTCAACAAACGTAGGCTCCCTGAAAATCAAAGAGCATCAGCAGCCAAACGGGAGGAAGCTAATGCCCTTGGGATCGATATTGGAAACGAATATACGATCGTAGACCCATATGATCGACCAAATCGAAAAAAGACTTCGACTTGATCACTCAAACGCATCCCGGTTCTGTTTCCATGCCACATAAGCGTCCATCATGGCCGCCACTGCATCGATCTTCTGATCCTGCCGCTGCTTGTAGAGCTTCCGGTTGCCATTGGTGTCCACCAGCGTAATGCAGTTGCCCATGGCAAATTGCATCAGCTGCTCGTCAAACAGCAGTTTTCTCTGTTCGCTCAGCTTTTTCAGCTCACCCAGCGGCACGCTTTCGGTCTTTGCGCCCTGGATCACTTTCACAACGCCAAAGGTGCTGTTTTCATCGCCCCAGCGCTTCACGAACTCCTGTGCGTTGTAGGGGTCGTAGCCAAAGGCCCGTACGTCGTACTCGTTCTCCATGATAAAGTTGTCCAGGTCATCGTACACCTGCATCATGTCCAGGACCGTGCCGTCAAACACGAACAGGGTCCCTTCCCGCATAAACTCCTCATACTGCTGCCGTCTCGAAGCCGGAAGCTGACTGAGAGTGTAGGATGTGATGTAGTCCCGCGTCTTGACCCCAAAATATCCGTTGGACAGCGGAAACAGGAAGGTAAAGGCGCAGAAGTCGTCACCCATGGAAAGGTCCGCGCCCATGGCACAGGGCATCTGCCAGAAGCTTCTCTTCCTGTGGCACAGGGTCTCTTCGTAAGGGAAGAAATAGGTGTAGCCCTCCATGGGCAGGTTGAAGCGCTTGGCCAGAATATCGTTTCGGGCGCTGGGGGATTTCTCCGCACGCTCCACGTCCAGCTGGTAGGTCTCGTAGCTCACGGTTTTGCCCAGGTTCGGGTTGGCCTTCAGCCACATCTCCGGCTGGCCCACTTCCTCAATGGAGTCCAGCTTGTAGTACCAGATGGATACGTGCGGGTTGACATACTCCCCTTTTAGGATGCTCATCAACTCCATTTTGATGTCGTCGCCGCAGCCGTTGCGCACCGTGCCCTCGGAGGAAGCCGCCACGATGAGGTAATTCTCGTTCTTGGCCGCGCCCTGCTCAATGGCACCAATGGGGTCTTCCCGGATGTCGCAGGAGAGCCACTCGTCCACGGTCGCCACAGTGTCACGCCGTCCTTGCAGCTTCTCAATGGTCATCGGGCGCACTTCCAGCAGGCTGTTGGTCAAAAAGTTCTCGATGCCCTTCTTGGTGGAAGCCATCTTCACCCGGTCTGCCTTGGAGCCGGTGGTGTTTTGCAGGCTGCCCTCCGTCATAAACTGGAACACCGGCCCCTTTGCCCGCGCCAATGCGGTGCGGAAAGGTGCCAGCACCTCCTCGGCCTGCTTCATGGTCGGGGCGGTGGTCAGCTGCTGGGTCGTGGTGGTGTACGCCGTCAGGAAGTACGCCTGCAAAAACTCCAGATACATGGTCTTCGCAGCCGATCGGGTAATGATGAGGTATTGCTTTGTCACCAGCCGCTTTTTCAGCCGCCGGGTCTCATAGTGTCCGCCGCCTCCGCGCTCGTTCGGCACAAAGACGCTTCGTTCCACAAAGTAGTACCACCCAAAGATCTCTTCGGCCCATAACTTGAAACTGTCCAGCAGCTTCACGTCGGTGCCGTCGGTCAGGGTCAGCTCATCCTCGCAAAAGGAGATAAAGCCGTTCACCGCCTTGTCGTCATAGTAGATGCCCGGATTGGCGATCAGGTCGTCGATCCGCTCCATCTCCATGGCAATTTCCCGGCATACGGGTATTTCGCCACGCATCACGGCCTCCCGAAAACGGCCGTAGTAGATCGGCGTGGCCGTGTTCGATAATGCCATTTTGGTTCCTCGTCTTGCTCCGTTTCACTCGTTCAGGCTTTGGGCCGGTAAAAGGGCTTGTCCAGGGTGTAAAAGCATCGGATATCATCCGGGCATTCGCATGTTCCCTGTCGGGCGCATCCGTTGCAGATATCCTGCGTTGCCCGCCCAAACCAGTCTTTCTTCTCCGGTGTCTCCATCCAGTGCTCCACCCATCGCGCTGCTACTGTCCGTCCCATGTGTTGTCGTGCTCCACGTTCAGCCGCCATTCCATCTCGGAGGCGGTATTCTTCAGCGCTTCCATGGTGGTGCTGCTCTGGGGTGGATCAAAGCCCAGCAGCCGTACCTTCACAGCCACGTAAGCCTTCACGGCTTCCACCTTCACCGGGTCGGCAACAAACTCCGTCCATTCGTTTTCTTTCCCGGAAATGGCGTACCCCTCGCCGGGCCCTACGCCCATCTGCACCAGTGCAAACAGCGCCATGTTGATGTACATGATGATGTCCGCATCAAAGTCGGTGCACTCCTCGGCAATGCCCAGCAGCTTCTTCACGCTCGTCAGGATCGAATTCATTTTGATTCCTCCTCGGCATCGCTGTCGTCGCCCATAATGTAGCTCATCATGGCGTAGTACCAGTCCTTCTGAGCCCTCGCCAGTAGTTCCAGTTCGGCCAGATGGTGGGGCGCGCCGTCCTTGCCCATGGCCGCTTCTTTCTGTGCAGCAGCTTCAACAATATCGGTCAGCTTCTGGTGATCAATGGTGTCCAGCCCGGATTTCATAGCACTGTGGTTCTCCACGCTGTCCGGGGTGATCTTCATCCCATCAAACGTGATATCCCTGGCCCGTACTGCCCGCATCTGCTGCCCATCCACATTTGTCGCCAGAGCATCGTCAAAGTCAAAGCCCTTATTCCGCGGCGCAACCGTATAGCCCTGCTGGAGTCCGGCTTCCGCAATGCCCACGTTCGCCCAGAGCAGTGCTTCGTCCAGCTTGGTCAGCGCCAGGCTTCTCGCGCGGCTCGGTGCAAGGTGCTGAAGCATCGCCTCCGCCTCTTCCAGCTTCCGCCGCAGCCCCATGGCGTAGTCCTGCTCTCTCCGGTTAAATGCTTTTTTCTGGTACATACTCATTTCCTCCATGGGCAGGTGTCGCCCGGTCTTCTTTCTCCGTCCGGCAGCTTCGGGCCCTTTCCCGTTCCGTAATGGATCACCTTGTGCGTTGCCGCCGAAACACAAATGGCGTTCTCCGGATCAAGCAGCTTTTCACACTTGTCAGGATGCTTTCCATCTTGATTTTTCCTTATTTATACTGATACTTAACCCATGGATCATCAGGGAGTACCGACGATTCGTCCAACTTAAATCCGGATTTCTCGGCAATTTTTATAGATCCAGCATTATCTTTTCTGGCCCACCAGACAATTTGGTCGTATTCGTCTTTATGTGCGTCCAGCCATTTCATGCCTTTTTCGGCTACTTTTGAGCAATAGCCCTTGTTCCGATACTTACTTCCAGCTCTCGTTCCAATAGAGACCGCTACTCCTTTTTCATCGCCAATGATGTCAAAAAAAGAAATAGGCACATCCCCTGATTTTTCAACAAAGCGTTTTACGTATGCATACCCATCCTCGGCTCTTTCCTGATAAACATCCCCATCAAGGTTGAGGAGTTCTTTGTCTTTTCGCGACATTGTTTTTACAATTTCGTTTACAGCATCCATGTTTTTGTTTACATCCATGGCACGCTTCCGCGCTTTCCCCGCACTCGTCAATGTTCCATCCGGGTTCTGGAACCGGCGCACGCCCCACTTTTGGCCCTTGATGCCATGGTGATAAATATAAGCGCTCATTTTTATTTCCTCCATGGGCAGGTGTCGCCCGGCTTCCGTTCACCATCCAGCATATTCTTATTTTGACCGGTGCCGTAATGGATCGCCTTGTGCGTTGCCGCCGAAACACAAATGGCGTTCTCCGGGTCAAGCAGCTTTTCACTGTGCTGGAGAACGTCATCTTTTGTTATGGGGTTTATGTGGTGGATCGAGATCCTCGGTCGGATCGGCTTTCCGTCCCGCAGCACCCAGTCTGTGATCGGATGGTCTTTGCACCCCAGGTCGTATCCCATGTCCCGGGTAATGATCCTGTCCCTGAACTGCCGCCACTCTCTCGATTGGTAGAAGTCCTGATTCAGCCATCGGTCAAACCCAAAGGTATCTCTCCCCACTTCCCCGTGCAGCTGTAAATACTCCAGCCTCTCCTCGTATGTCGGCAGGGTGCAAAGTTCCGTGTAGGTTTTCATAAGTGCTTTCATCACTCTTATCATTTACGATAACCGCTAAGCCGTCTTTTAACGGCTCGCCTGACTGATACACGAGAAGATGCCACAATCTCTCCAATTCTTCTCGTGTCATATCAATCACCTTTTCACCAAATAATACTAATACCCACGACGATAAGCATAGTTGCTGCCACGACCAGCAGGTATAATATATAATGGTAGATATCGTCCTCGATGTATCCGGAATCTGTCATAAAAACAGCAAACAACCCAATCAGATTAAGGATTGCACCCGCTATAACCAGGTACCGCCCGTCCAACACAATTGTAATCATGCGCAGATCCCTCAAATATACCCACATACCACCATAAGCTCGCCAAACAGCAAAAAGCCGATCATAGCATATGTCGTTGCTGTAAGGATCGCATCAAATCGACGGCTCACCCCAATATAATCGACCCCAATAAAGATCTCAATGATCAGCAGTGGAATCGCAGCGAGGATCATGATCTGAAATACCTCAGCATTCATACTCGTCATCCTCTCCCAGGCCGTTGTATTTCTTCATAGCAGCAATGACCTTCCCGTACATCTCCTCATAGCGCTTTGCATTCTGTAGTGCCTCGGTCTTTGCCCGCAGCAGCTTGTTTTCCTCTTCCAGCTTTGTTTTCTCCAACTCGTTCTTAGAGGTCGCCAGCTTAAGAAAATGGGTCGTCTCAGCGCTGGATGCCGTACCTTCCAGCAGTCGTTTCTCAACCAGTTTCATCGCCAGGTTGATCATATAGTTTTCTTGTGCTTCCGGGGTGCTTGCAGGCCGCGAAGTTGCAGCCGACATTTCGCCCGGAGCAGACTTCTTAGGTTTCATTGCAATAACCTCGTTTCACATTCTTATTTTGCTTTTGCAAGGGTTCATGGGAGTCGCAGTAGTACCAGTTAAGCCTGTCTCATTTGAAAGGAGAAGAAAAAGCAGATCATGCCCAATGGAGGTTGAACATCACGAAAGCCCTGAACCCAAATATATAGGAGGATACTACTCCCATGAGCCCTTGCAAAAACTGCCGAAGCCCCGGTCTACACCCCAGAACCTCGGCAGCATATCTAAAGCCCAAATATCAATTTTCCCTCCGGGGAAATATCAAAGACCGGCGCGATTTGAGAGGGGGTGTCGATTTTGAGACCCCCTCCCTATGGTTTACGCGGTTTGGCCGAGCGTGCCCTCGTCAGGCACGGTGATCTTGAGCTTCTTGTAGATGTTTATCGGGTCGGCAGCAACGATTTTGTCAATTGCCTTCTCAATTTCATAGGCATTTTCGTTGTCCGTGAACTGTGAGGAGGTCTCGGCGATCCTCATAAGCAACCCGGAAGAGTTGTAGCCGTGCTCGATATCATACTGATACCACTTCTCGAACTCCTCGTACGGACTGTACGGGTTGTCAAAGGTGGTGAGAAAGCATCGAACCATTATTCAAAGCCTCTTTCTTAATTGTTTGTTATTTGTTGAGTGCGCTGTAAACCGTGGACTCCGGAACACCGCAGGCCTTGGCGATTTCAGCATAAGAATAACCGCTTCTCAGCATTGCGTTTGCTTTAGACATCTTTGCAGAAGTCATAACAGCAACATTTTTCGGCATTGCACGTTTTACAATTTCGTCAGAATCAGACGAATTAAGGAATTTCGTCAACATATTGTCGGAAATTGCGCCAGCCTGAACAGCTTCCCATTCCCTGTCCGTGAAGGTAACCTTGGACTTGCGTCCACTTGCGCCAGCAGAATCGCGAGCGCGCTGCATCTCAACAGAAGAGATCTTCTTGATTTCTTTCTTGTCGATCGTAGGATCAAGTCCCTGTTCCTGAATCTTCGCCTTAATATTAGCATTCGCAATCAGCATTGCTTTGCGTTCCTTAGGCTTGTTAGCGATCATGTTGTTGTACTTCTCTTTCAGGGACGCAACCTCAGGCGCATAGGTCTTGGCCGCTTCAGGGTTACGCTGGATACCCTTCATATTGGCCGCCTCTTTGCGCGCTTGGTTAGCCATGGCCTTCAGCTTGTTGGAGAAGTCCGCATACAGATTCTCCTGGATGGTGCCAGAAGACAGCGTACGTGCATCCTTTGTTTCGGAGATCAGACTGACTGTGTCCTCGGCCTTACGTTCCTTACCCGTCTTAGGGTCAATGAAGGTACGTCCACTTTCTTTGTAGATGTATTCACCAGTTTCCTTATCGACTCGAATGCTACCACGGCGCTCAGGTACACGAACTGTCTGCTTACGGCGAGACAGGAGTGTGGACGCGCCGCCATAGTGCGTAGCGCCTTCCTCGTCCACACGAATCTGCCACTTCTGCTTCAGCTCGGGGATACCATTTTCACGCTCAGAGCGCTTGTAGTCCAGCTTATGTTTTTCTGCATCGATAACGACCATGGAGTGCTTAACGGCACGTGCAAGCTCGTCCTCATCGGCACCTCGCAATGTCATATCAGTGATGAGGTTGGAGATCACGCCCATTTCGCGCTGCTTTTCCTCTTTCTTCATCAACCTGACATTGTTCGGATTACCCTCAGGAACTGCATAAGCTGTCTTGGGATCAAATCCTTCCAGTGCTTTCAGCGCACGAGTGGACTTGATGTTGACCTTGTCGGTAACAGGGATTGCCATAACCGTGTCGCCATCGAAGTCTGCGCCCGAAAGCCGCTCTGCAACCTTCGCATTGATACCGATTGCATCCTGAATCGCACCGAGATTCCGCTTGCCGCTGACATTCTTGTTGTTGACAGTCACAATGGGGATCTCAAAGGTACCTGCATGAGGATAACGGATCAGCGCAAGCCTGGTGCCATTCTCATAGGTGGGGCAATAAGCCTCTGTCTCCTTGATCTTATTGATCGGCAGGATAACCTTCGTGGACTGGCCCGGGAAAGCAGATGCCTTCAGAGTCATGGATGTTCCTTCAACCGTATCAGCAAAATCATTGAGCAGTTTCTTCTTGACCGTAGGATTATCGTACCGCATGATTTCATCATATTGGGCTTTATAATCCGCAACAGTGAGGTTAAGCTGGTTCTCGATCAGCTTCTTGGGCTGCTTGGAAAGGAACTGAGAAGAGACATTCCGAGACATCGTGTCCCAGTCGCCCTCCTCCTTCAGCTTGTTGATCGGCGAGAGGTGCTCTTTGCCGTCATCACCGATATACATACTCTGGCCGTTGGCCTTGATAGCTGCACCAAACGGGTTGTCAGGATCCGCTTTTGCTTCTTTAAGGACCTTCATCTTGGGCGTGCCAGAAGGCTTATTGGTGTTGAACATAACGTCCACACCATCCGGCAGATCATCAGAATAGACTGCCATGCCCTTCAGATAATGGTCACCGTCAACAAGGATACGAACCTGCGCATAATGGCTCTTGCCAAGATCAAGGTCAGGAACCCCACGGCGAATCTCCATAACGCCGTCTTTATCCAAACCGCCTTCGTCGCCATAACGAATCGCAACCCGACTGGAGTCCAGACTGGAAGGGCGCTGAAGCTTCGTAAAGGTCTCGCCGCCGTCATCAGAATGGTAATCGCCCAGAGAATCGATCTGATCCTGATGCTGGTAAGCATATTTCTGGTCAAACTCAGGCTTCGCGAGGACTGTGATGTTTGTCTGCTGACGGGCATTAGTCGGCTGCCTGATGCCAACGCCATAGCGCTGATACCCATATTCTGCTTCCAGAATATAAGCAGCCTCGTCCAACTTGCTTTCCGACACGCCGAGGACCTGATTCGCGCCCTCGGAAATATCAATCATGCCCTTCTTATCGACTTCTGCTTTCAAAGTCGCAGCGATCTTCTCAGCCTGACTGGCTTTTTCACCGATAGCATTGTTATACTTAGACCTCACGCTGGACTCGCTCATGCCAAGCTTGTCGCCAATTTCCTTCCAGCCAAGACCGTCATCCTTCAGCGCACGAATTTGATCATACTCCAATGCCTTGCGGTCGTGGCCTGCTTTCTGGCGGGCTGTACGGAACTCAGTCAGACCCATCCTATACTCATCAGGGAGAGAATTGTTGATGGTCTCCAGAATCTCTTTCTCCGAGAGTCCCTTCTTTTTGAGTTCCTCCACACGAGACAGGAAATCACCGGAATGCTGATACGGATTGTCGCCAGAGCCCCAAGGATAGCGACCAGAGTGCCGCTTGGTGCCATAGTGCTCCAGGATATTGCTTTCAGAAGTAATGCCAAAATAAGAACGGAGGTCTTTTTCAATCGGATTCATGCTGCCACTCCTAACAAAATATCAGTGATGATCGGGTCGAACTCTTTGATTTTAGCGATGATGGGGTTGATTTCCTCTTCAGTAGGATTCTCGACCCAAACTTCATCGTTCTGGTAGATGCGGAGCTCCATCCGAATATCTTTCGGGTGGTATCCGTACTCCAGGCAGAACAGAGCGGCATAAATATAGAGCTGCTCCATGTGTGCAGGAACAGCTCCGGTTTTTAAGTCGTGGATACGAAGGAACCCATCGTTGAACGAAATGGCATCCGCGGTTCCAAAGCAGTTATCGCTGTAATACAGCACCTGCTCGGTATCCATGCGGAAACCAATGGCATCGTTCACGTAGGTATTGAGGGTTTTCTTGTTCTTCGGCAGTTTTTGCTTCAGATCAATGCACTCTGCTGCAAATGCGTGTAGCCGTGTTCCCCGTTCCTTCGCCTGATAATTAAGAACTGCATTGGTCAATCTATCTGCGTCATAGTTCAGCCAATGGTAGTTACTTGCTCCGAGGAGGGCATGTTTCCCCGTGAGCCTCGAATGATCTCGCCAGTTCATTAAGAACTTCCTCCTTGTTTTCGGGATAGATAAAGGCCGCAAAACTCATCTCGTCCATCTGCTGAACGTAATAGTTCTGGTTCGGACGATGAGATGCAGTTGCTGATTTCTTGCCTTCCAACGCGCCCCATGCTGTGCCGTAAAGAACTAAGAGATCAGGGATTCCCTGAATCTCGTTTGGGTCAAGATGGACAACCATGCAGCCAGGAAAGCGTTCTTTCAGTTCCCTTATCAATCCTGTCTTGAATTTGTTTTCGAGCATGATACAACCTCCAAAATAAGAGGAACAATGCATCCTGAGACGCATTCTATTCCCCCCATAAAAGGGGATGTTTTTCTCGCGTGAGTTTTTAGGAAAAAATGTGAATTTTTAGGAATTTTCAGAGAAAAAGAAAAAGCCCCTGCATTTTTCGTGCAGAGGCAATGCCGTGGCTATATTAAATTAAGTGAAAGAAATCAATCTCGTATCCCGGTGCACCAGCAAGGAAAGCTCGACTACCATCGTCATCTTCCATATATTTGTACTCTCCGTAGTCTTCATCCGGCTCAAGGTTACAGGTCATATAATCATCCGGATTGATACTTCTGGAAACATCTTCCGCTTCGAGGTGTGCCCCACATTTAGGGCAGTCCCATTCGAGTTCACGAGTTTCCACCATCGGCTCACCACAAACACAAATCGGACGTTTCGTATGAACCTCTGCAAATTTATTTGCAAAGCATTCAACTTCATTTCCATATTGGTCAGTTGTAATCCAATGTTCAATACCGTACTTATCCATAACTTTTCACCTCATATATGTTAGGAGTGCTACGTTCGTACACGGTGCTTTAAGAATACACTATTTGGCGCTCTTTTGCAAGGTGGAAATGGGTAAAAACTCGCTGTGGCCAAAAACCCGTTTTTTATCCTCTATTACTATATATATTTTTTCATTTTTTTAAGTAAGTTAAAGAAAAAAGTGGGTTTTTGGCCAAACTGCATATTTTTAACGTATTTACGTTAAATTTTGTGGCCATTTTTATATAAATTTTTGGCCACAAAGTGGGTTTTTGGCCACAAAAATGGCACTTTTTTGACGTTTTCTCGAAAAATCCCAAAAACTGCGAAAAATAAAATGGGCAGAAATGGGCATGAGATTACCCTTTTGACTTAACATAAGTTTCAAAAATGTCAAGTCCTCGATCAATGGCGCTTTCTTTTTCTGGAGTTATGTAGCTCATAAAAAGGCAAAAAGCGATTAAGCAAATAAAAAACAAAAGGAACCATTTCCAGTTTTTCTTTAGAAACTCATCATTTTCTTTCCTCTTCCGTTCCTCAAACTCCATCTTCTTAAGCTCAAGTTCTTTCGCATCCTTGGACTCTTGGATCCGTGCTTCATCCACAAACCGATGCGTCTCCTGATAGTCATCGAGCCGAATCTTCGTCCCACAGAACTCACAAAACATGAAATCTCGGTTGCCATCCTTCACCGTAAGATCCGCACCACAGCCAGGGCATTTTACCGTCCGTGCCATAAAAGCACCTCCTATTCGTCATGTATTTAGGATATCATGTGCTCTGCCCATAGTCAAGTAAATCAGGGTGGTCTCACCCAAATAACATTTTTATCCAGTTTCATACTTTAATCCTCAATCTCAAACATCACATTCTCCGGCGAGATGATCGTATCGCACTTCTTGCCTTTGAACCGAAACCTCACAAACTGGTTCGTCAAACCGGAAATTTTCTCAACCAGCCCGTATTCACCACTAAAATTAGCCACGATCTTAGCCCATACTCTCCCCTGCTTGGCCAGTTCGTTAAATTCACCCGCGGTCATTACTCACACTCACCTCCGTCATCAAACTTCTCCCCGCCGCATACAAGAATTTCTTCAGCGACAGCACCTTAATATCGTACGTACTCTTCAAATTCTCCAGCTCAATATTAACCCCACCAGAGCGATACTCCGCCATATCCAATGCATACCGCATCCGGCGATCCGCAACACCAGGGCTGCAATTGAATTTATCTGCCAGTGATGCCTCGATATCCCTCATGGACATAAATCGGTGCGAGTTCAAGTCATCGACGACCATCTCCACAGCCTCGCCCATCAGTTCCCCACCAAAGGTCAGCATGGGAACCTTCAACTTAGCGAGAAAATCATACGTTCTTTGCTGCATTTCTTATCACCACATCCTTTCCCACTCAGGTTTTCATAATAGCATTTGCTGCATGAACCAGATATGTGGTACCGTCAATCGTGATTTGCAGCTGATCGCCTTCGTAGTCAGTCCAGTTGTCCACTTTGCCTTGAATAATAGTTCCATCAGGTAACTTAATCTGTGCCCAGGAATAGGTAAATGTCGTATCAAACACCCTATAGTTTCCACAACTGCATAACCCGATGCAGCCAACGAGCATCATCATACATGCAACGACGCAAATAATACGATTTTTCATAGTTAATCGCCTCAACCAAATATCATGTAAATCAAAAGCAAGAACCATCCTGTATATCTGATAATTCTCTGTTCTTCTTTGCCGATGTTCTCAGCAAAAGACATTCCAATTGCGATAGCTTGTAAAATAATGCTTGCGAGCAGCACAATTCGCATCACTTCACCATGCTTCCCTTCCGTGTCTGGTCATCCGCAGGCCAGTACGTGTAAATATCATCGAACACCACCGGAATCTTCTTCTGAAGCTCCATCAACAACGGGCACATGAGCTCTCTCATCTGAGGATGGGCCGCCACAGGAGTACGCAGCTTGAAGATGTTGCGCCACTCACGGTAGTTGGCCGTCACCACGATCTCAGTCTTCAGGCACAACGGAAGTACACAACGGGCCTGTTCGGGACGCATGCCGTTTGCGATCATCAGCTTGTAGTCCTTTTCGGCATAGGTCATAGCTTCCAAGAACGAGCTTTTGATCGTAACCTCGCTATCGTTCAGTTCGCAATACTGCTCACCACGGATATAGGACGGCCAGATAAACGTAAGCTCATTGCCAAACTTCTCCTTCGAGTAGTTGCAGTACCGGGTGCTCTCCTGCGCAAAGCTCGCAATGCGATGCCGCACCAGCTCATTCGCCACGCCACGGTCGCAGGTGAACAGCACGCTCAGCTGAGAATGCTCCAGCATAGCCTCATGTCCCTGCTTCACCAGAAAGCCCACCAGTTTCTTTGCCGACTCACCATCCGGCGTGATCTTGTCCTCGCTCTTGTAGCAGACCCGGGCCACCCGCTCGATCTGCTGGAGCTCCTTAATGCCTCCCTCAGAAATATCAGTGAGGATTTCGTACTTAGGTTCAACGATTTTCATTTCAAATAGTCCTTTCTATAGTTATTTCTCATAGATTGACGAATGGGCTTGCAAATATCATTCGCCAATGTTGGGATGATGAATCCGAGATGGGCCATCTGTTTATGATCGCAGGTGTTCATCTTCGGACACTGTTGGCATTTCGGAGCAAGTATCGTAATTGCACCAAAATTGTCATTCATAATGCGCCCTCCTGTATCAATCTGCAAGTCCAGTCCCCACAGATATCACCCGAAGCATGTTTCTTCGCAAAAGCCATGCCTTTCTTGATAGCCTCCTGCTTATTTTCTGCCTTGATCATGAACCCCTGATGCCCGCCACCATTGTCCGTGCACTCAAACCAAAATGTGTACTGCTTCATATAAAATCCTCCAAAATCGAGTTAAGCAGAATCTCCAGCACCCGGTTTATGCCCGCCACCACTCGATATGGCCACGGTTCTTTCGGTGCCACACGGGCAGGGTTATTAGACTTTCTCAGCGCACCATAAAGCCACCTGTCGAACTGCCCAAGTGAAATATCATTCTCCATGCACCATTCACGAGCATCTGCGTAGCTAATGTCACCATTCATGCAAAGCTCGACCACATCACGCAACGTAGCGTTCGGCTTGATCAGGATATCTTTTTGAAACTCGTAATCTTCAAAATACAAGTCCTCGCGTGACCCGTCAGCCCTGTGAATAACTTGCGCAAAGGGTTTGCCATCCGCATAAAGCGTCGTACTATCCTCGTCAATGTCGATTCGAGGACAGTCGTACCTCCATATGGCCTCAACAACTTCTTCATAGTCAATCATATCGCACCTCACAGCAGAATCCGGAACAAAATGAACCAGATCACCTTCAGCGTGAACGCAATAATGATCAGCCACGCGCAAATAACCAGCGTTGCCGCTAGAATATGACCCAGCATATGGCCGATCTTCTCCCAAACATCATTCATCCTTGTCAACCCTTTCAAGACCTGTAAAATATCCAATGCCAATATGACCACCATCGCAATAATGAATTGGGCGGAACGCCATCAGACCGGCCAGATTGTTCTTCGCATCTTCGAGATTACAATAGGGATGCCCATCGTTAAATTCCCTCTCGCAAAATCGGCACTTGTAAGTCGGATAATAAAACGGCTTCACCCCACACACCTCCTCGCCGCATCCAGACGGCTCTCCGCAGCGTTCAGCTCGAAGATAGCAGTCGTGATAAACTCCGGATCGCAGTTCTCAAAGTGGTTCCGGGCCACCTCAAGATCCCGCAAAGCCTCCCACATGGTATTGACCGTCGTCGGAATCGGCTCCATACGGAATATCTTTTTGGTGAAATCAACGATTTTTCGCAGCATTTCTACACCTCCACATCTTTGTAACCTGACGAGCCGTGAGCCAGCCCTCAACATCATCAAGACCAAGTGCCTGCCTACCCATCACCTCGATAAGCCCCTGCTCAAAGCCATAGGAACCCCAACCCCAAATGCCATCCCAGATACGATTTCCAGCAGCATCATATGCAGTGATTTGCTCACCACCATCGTGTCGTCCGCCCGGGAGATATTCCTGCCAGTCTGGTCTGTCCATCTCTGGCCAACGACGTTCATAAGTATGCGGAACCTTAGCGCGCTTCAGCAGAATATCCAGCTTCTGCATCTCGGTCATGTGATTCCAAACCCGGAGTTTCCAGGTTTTCTTAGACATGTTTCTCATTTTGCCGCTTGCTCCTCCTGATACTCTACGATTTTGGTCACTTCACTCTGAACCCGGCGTAAGAAATTACACGTACACAAGCAATCGCATTTCGCCAATGCCTCAGCGATATAGTCCAAAATATCCATGTCGGTTCTTGTGAGATTAACTTGAGGAATAACTTCAATGTTCTCCTCTGTGATAAATGGGGTATAGTCTCCACAATGGCAACATTTGATGTTCATACGTTGCATACAAGCATCTTCCTTCAAATATAGATTTTCAAATTATCCTACAGAATATCTTTTTGACATACTCAGCGATTTTTCGTAGCATAGTTACTCCTTTCTTCGTGTATTAGATTTGAAATCAGTCATATACCTTATATTCCATATTGCTCACATGGGCGATGGTATCGTAGTTATCACCCTCAAAGCGAAACCTTGCCATACCGTTCGAGGTTAAATCAGAGAACTTTTCTAAATATCCGCTTCGTCCGGGCCAAGGGCGGATGATTTTCATGAAGACCTTATGGGTCGTGGCTTTTTTCTGGATTTCGTGCATTTGAATCGCTCCTTTTTGTTACAGTTCAGAAAATAAAGAGCCGCAGATTTCTCCACGGCCCTCAGTATTTTACTGGCAATACATTTTGCCGATCAATGTCCAAGCTTTTTTGCTGCACTCTATGGAGTGCAACATATGCCATTTCCACATAGTGTGCTTATAAGCATTTTTCTGATGCTTATCCCACCATGTGTACATAGCAATATGGTACTCCCATACTGCAATTATCACTCGAATCTTGAATTTATCAAACATAATAATCACCTCCATAAAGGAAGCTGTTATTTTCGCGTCTTCTCCTCGAACTTCAGAGGCTTAACCGTCCCCTCCCGCGCACACTCCGTCAGGCACTCATGGCAGGGTTCATCCGTCTCCAGCACCTTGAAGCTCTTGCACTTCGGACAGTAGGTCGCATAGTCCACTTCGCGCATCCAGTTATTCATCAGCGCTTACCTCCGAAATAAAAGTGTCCTTTCCGCAGCGAGGGCAACGTGCCAGAACCTCACCGTTATGGATTGTGCACTCCTTCATATTGTTCCAGTTAGATGTAGGAATCTCAAAATGAGCATTACAGCCACCGCATTTAACGGCAACGAGTGTCTCGTCAGGATCTGCATATCCGTCAAGGTCACCGATGTATTTGTGTTCCTCGTTTGCTTTACAGAATAGGCACCTCACAACCTTGTGGTCGATAGGAGCTCCGTCTGCATTATATGACCATACCTCAGGAGCAACCGGATGGCGTTTCATGCAATTCATACATTCAACCGATATCCAGGGACGTTTTTTCTTTGCCTTCTCCTGCTCGACCACAAACCTATCATCCAGCTCCGGGTGCGTCTCCCGCTGGTTCAGTGCCCACAGCAGGTTCCAACAGGCAGCTCGCAGGTGGTCCTCGTCGTCCATTCCGACCATGTACTTTGCAAGGTGCCGAGAAGCACTGTCCAGCAGCGAATGCAGCGGAATACCCTTGTCTACGTTGTGCTCACCATACTTCAGTGCGCCCTCCTCGCAGTGCTTGCTGACTTCCATGATGCCATACCAAGGCAGAAGGTCCATGCGCCCCTTCCCTGCGTGCATATCACGCTTTGCACCAGTTTCAAATTCGGTGCGATCTCCAGAATCCTTAATCATTTGTTTTACCCTCCAATATTGGACTAATCATGTCTTGTGTTACAAACGAGAAATCGTCATCTTCTATTTCTAAATTCCACATGTTGATGATTAGAAGCAATGCCGCATCATCATCGAAAAGACGTGCAAGTTTATCTTCTCCCATTTTCTTGAGTCTGAATGCAATTTGCTTGCTCTGCCTTGCGAAATGGCATCTTGGATGGAAGAACTGTTCAGGACTTCTTATTGTTTGTCGAGCCTTTCTGCGGTTCACCGATCCTATGACCACATATTTAACCTTATCATCCAGCAAATATCCAAAGATTGTACCATCATGCCGAACCTCGATGTGATGCCAAATTGCAGACAATGGACTTTCAGGATTCGGAGTATACACTAATGTATCCTGCGTAACTCCCAACTTTTTCTTAAAGTGGTTACTTAAAAGAATCTTGTTAATCTTTTTCCGAGTCTTTTTCGATATGTTTCTCATCAGTGAACCTCCTCATTCTCCATAAAACTTCCTCTCGTTAAACGCTTTCTTCGAGTTCAGGGCTCTCGAAATTGCCAGATCAATACCACTCCTACTCTTCAGATGGTAGTAGTACAGATCCTTGTACGGTGTGTTCAGCCGGTCAATGCGCCCGGAAGCCTGCTCCATGATCTTATACGAGTAGTTCTGGCTGTAAAATATAATGGTGTCCGTCTTAATGCAGTTCCAGCCTTCCGCACCGGCGTTGTACTGCACCAGATAGACCCACCTATCGCCTTCAGGAAGCGGCTGATGCTTGTGCCCGTTCCATTGTGCAACTTCAGTGTCCTTGCTATAGTCCAGACCCATCAGAATATCAAGCTCATAGTCGAAATTATAGAAGATGATGACCCTGGGCCTGCCTTTGCAAATATCAAGCACTTTTTCTTGTCGGCTTGCATCAGCGTTCACCAACTTCCGCAGCAGATAGCAGAACTCGCTGGCGGTCTCGATTGGCTTATTCTCCCAGAGGTTCCACCGGTTCTTGCAGATCGACAGGTACTTCACCTTGTCGTACTCCACGAAAATATTCTCATGGTGCGAGACCGTTGGCCGCTCGAAGTCCATGTCAACCAGAATCCGTTCCCGCAGCCGTACCAAGCGCTGGGTGTTAAGATACCGATCGATCTTCGGGTACTTCGTGCAGAATTGGCTGTATACCACATGCTGGTTGTTGAAGTCCGTTCTGTTTCGATAGAACCCATTGGCGATGAACACCGGGATATAATCCGTCCAGCAGTCCCCGGGGGTGGCGCTGAGCAGAATCCACTCGTTATTTTGCGTAATTTTGTAGAACGATTTCACCCATGCGCCCTTTCCAACGACTCGCTGCTCGTCAAATATAAAGAATGCATTCTTTACGCCAACATACTTTCCAATATTGTTCCAGGAATCCACCACGACCTTGTGCTCGTAAATATCATGCTCTGGATCTGTAGACATATAGAAATGGGCCAGTTCTTCGTCCCACTCTCCGGTGTCCCGTTTCCGGGCAGTCGTGATGATGTAAAGATCCGGGGGCTCTGTCATGCGTACATAATTCTCCGTGTTCACCTCCCCATCGTAAAGTTTGTAATAGAACGCCAAACTCGTTCTCGATTTTCCGCTTCCTACGCCTCCGCATAAGATGCAGCCGATTTTCATACGGTTGATCGCATCCAATTGATAGTCGTAGAGCGTTACACCTGCCATCAGGTCGCTCACCTCATTTCCAACGTCACATAAATGTCACTTTTCTTGCAGTGATTCTCGTAGGCCAGAAGCGAGATCGTCGCCTCTTCCTCATCTTCGCCCTCCCCTCTGACGGTATAAGCAAAGAGCTCTTTCCGGTGCTTTCTGAACACCTTCCAGAGCTCTTTTTTCTTAGTAAAGTCCGTGCTTTTTGCAGTAGGACGCATATTGCAAGCCCTCCTTGTCTGCTTCGCGCATGATTTCTGACAGTGTGAGCTTTTTAGGCTTTTCTTCCGTCTTTGACATGTTACGCGGTACGGTGTCTCGACATTTATCGCAGTACAATCTTTTTGACGGAACCTGATACATCATAGTGCCGCATTTTTTGCAAGCCTTATCTACTCTGCGAAGTCCGCCCATAAATATCACACCTCCTCAAAATGGCAGAAGTCCGTGTAATAAACCAGGTCGTAATCCAGCGGATGGTTGTTCCAGTCGTAGTTCTGCTCGTAATCAGCAATCTCATCACGCTCGCCGAGTTCGCGGCAAATATCATCGTTGTGCTCATAGAACCATTCCAGCGGAAGGTCGAACTTGTCGCACAGTTCCGGAATATCAAAGGCCCAGCTGCCGTAGTTGGTATTCTGCGTCCCCTCCGAAACCATGTAATCGACGATCTCTTTTACTGTTACTCTGCTCATACTCCTTACTCCTTTTTTTCGTTCAAAATATCAGGCTCTCCGGCCCGGTTGCGAGTCATGCGGGAATCGAACCCACCGTACAGCCCATGCTAATGACTCAAATAAAAGAGCCCCAGATTTCTCCAGGGTTCTCATGTGCTTATTCTTCAGGTGTACAATAATCAACGTCGAGATGCGCTTTGCCTTCGCTATCCGTGTAGGTGACGAACTTTCTCGGCTGATGGAACATCTTCTCGTACTTCTCGACGAATTCCGGCAAAAGCTCACCGAAATCATCCTCCGCGAGGCCTACAATCAGGAATGTTCCAACGATAATATCAATGGGGATACCATAAGGACCGTCGAGCGTCCGGTTGAGTTTCTCCATGCAATCATCATGCAGCTTTCCTTCTTCGTTGCAAATCAATGCCACCTCATCGTCCCACGGGTAAACAGCCTGAATCGGGCCTTCCACCTCTTTCTGGAGCGATTCCAGAGAACAGTCAATGTCGATCACTTCAGGGTAATGCTTTGGGCGAACCCTCAGAACTTTCATACTGTCAACCTCCCAAATTGCACATCAAAAATATCAATCGAGCTGTCCCCTGCTGAGAACGCCATTTGCGACGTGGGCACTCATAGGACTGGCGCATTCAACCAGAGACCAACCCCGGCACTCGAAATATCATTGATTAGTAACCAAAGCAGCTATACTTACGAGCCTCTTTCGCCCGTGCTTCGACGACATCCCGAGCCACATAGTTCAGGTTGATGGTGTAACTGGGAATGCCGTAAGTCTTTGCGGCCTGGTTCTCGATTGCACAACCACGGTACGCTTTCTCTTCATCGTAGATCCCGATAAAGTAATCGGCCTCCGACAGCATCTTAATGCTTTCGCCGAGACACCAAAGTGCCTGGTTCATGCCACTCGGAGGATCAGGAATATAGGTCTGGATCACCTCCAGCTCTTCACCAAAGACTGCTTCTGCAATCCGGTGCATCTGCATCATGGTCCCACGGATCTGGGCTTCGGTACGGTCTTTCATCGGGCAGCTGATAAACAGTTTCTTCATATGCTTCACCTCAGAACGGAATTTCGGTGTGGTCGCTCGGCTCTGCCATATCTGCTTCAGGAGCTGCAAACCGGGCATAGCGCTCTGCATACGGATCAGCATCCGCATCCTGCTCAACGTACATCACATCCGCATACAGGCTGTACTCGCCGGGTGCGTTCCGCTTCTCGACAAGGTTTGCCTGGAGACAGACGTTCTTGACCCGGATAAAGTCCAGCTGGCTGATCGTGTCCGTGTTGCAGAGCAGGCGCTTGCCGGAAGTGGTGACCCAGTAGATATGCGGGGGCCACTTGGAATCCATGTTGATCGTCACCGGCACGAAGTAGGTCGGAACGAACGGCTCGTCGTAGGTACGCTCAGGATTCGGATTGGTCTGACGAACCTTCACGCCGAGATCCATGAGGTGATTCACCAGCTCCATGGTCGGGATCACCACGTTGACGCGGCGCTTGTCCGAGCCAAAGCGATCACGGTTGGGATCACCGCTGAAGTTGGTGGTAAAGATAAAACGGGTGTCGTCAATATTGACTTTCTGGCGCTTGGTATACATAAATATCAGTCTCCTTTTTACTTGTTGAATTCATTTTCCAGAATTTTCAGATCTGCCACGAGTGCTGTCAGGTGGAGAAGTGTACCAGCCTGATTGTTGCTCTTGGCAGCGCTGAGGAACTTCTCAAAATCCTTATTTGCCTCAGAACTGTACTTTTTCAGCACATCCAGATTGACAGTTTTTCCGGCAGCAGGCTTCCCGGGATACTTCTTCCCACTCTTCTCGACCCAATTCTGGATCTCCTTGTAATAGCTGCCCTTGTTGCCGCCGCAACGCTTTGCAATTGCCATGGCCAGCCCCTTCTCCGGGTCGAAAACATCCTTCTCGCTGCACTTCACAACGGTCTTGGAACCATCCGACCAGTAAACGATCGTGGCCGGAGGAGCAAAAATAACGTTCTTAATGGATGCTGTGCTCATAGCAGCTCTTGCCTCCTTTTCGTATGTCCTGTTGTACATCGCCTGCGCCTGAGCAGCATAGCGGGCGTTATCGAGTGCATCCTGGTGATAACGCCCATTCTTTTTGATATAGGCATTACGGGCAGAATCCCAATAAATGTCATAAGACTTAAACTGGAACGTATGACCTGTGTCCAGTGTAATCATCGTCTCCCCATCCACCGTTCTAACAACATCGGTAATGTTACCAATCACACGTTTGTTACTGTCACAAAGTTTGTTTGCCATAAAATATCACCTCACGTCAAAATTTCTTGCTGCTTCTTCCTGCGCATCGCTCCATGGAAGATCCGGTGCTGTCCAGGGAGCAACGCCATCGTCACCAACGAACCAGTTGAAGTCGCCGTACTTGGAGATTTCCTCAACTGCCTCATCGACTTCTCGGTTGAAATATCTTTTGTCGATATCCTCCTGCATCTGGAGCTGATAGACCGCCTCGCTTTCCAGCCAGCGGTAATCCTTTGCTCCGGTCACTGAAGCATATTTCCGTTCGCCGGTATCCGTCAGGCCCGCTTCCCGCAGCAGCAGAGCGCCGCCCTTTCCCGGCATGATCGGGCAGAACTGTCCCACGCGTCCCACAAAAATATAATTGTGTTCGCCTTCAGGCAGGTCCTCGTTCTTGTCGAGATAGATAGCACCCTTGGAAACGGTCTTTGTCTCGCAGAGGTCAGTGAACTCGATCTTCTCCTTGGAGAACAGGGTCTTGAACACATATGGCACTTGGAACTGGGTACCCGTTGCCGTCCATTCGCCGCCTTCGTCCTTGCAGTCGCCCGGGATGTAGCCGTAAAGCGCCTCACAGCGGTCCGCAGTCATGTATTTCGCAATATAAACGGCATTGTTCACCAGGCACATCCGCTCATAGGTCGCCTCATGCTCGAACGTGTAGCCGTACTTTTTTGCAAAATCCATGCAGTACGCAATGATTTCCGGGGTCGCATCGGGGATCTTGATCGAATCTGTTTTGATATGCGCGACCTTAAAGCCGCGCTGCTGCACTTCATCCTGTAAAGTGCGCATAAATAAAGCCCCTCGAAGCGCCACAATGTTGTTGACGTTCTTGGGGTTGCGGAACGGGTTGTCGAAGCTTGCACTGGTCAGCCCGTAAACCGAGTTGATGGCGATCTTCAACGCCTGCGCCAGAGCTTTTGCCTGCTGCGGATCATCGAGGTACTTTGCCAGTTTGCCACCAAAGAGCCCCTTTGCCTTCTCGTACTCGCCGTGCTTGACGTAGATTCGTACATCCATCAGGTCGTTGAAATGCTTGGTGTACTCGCCAAAGTAGTTCATGGCAACAGCCGAATGCGGATGCAGCGACGCAACGTCCAGCAGAGCTACGTTCGTGTACATCCCGGGCTCAGCGTAGACATAACCGCCCATGCCCAGGTCCGTGCCCCGGAACATGTTGTGGTACTTGCCATCCTCACCTTTGGCCCACTCGTAACCGGGAAAGGCATTGATGATGTTGCAGTCCGTCAAAATATCAGGCTCGACTTCCACGATCGCATCGGATTTTCCCGTAGCAAGGTCGGTGTAGACCAGCCGGGGGTGCTTTTCCTTGCCGAAAATAATGCGTGTTGTCAGCGAGTTTGTCGTGTCGTTCACCGTCATGCCGGCAAGGTCTGCCAGGATCTCACGTGCCACGAAGTCTGCCTGACGCTTTTTCGAGTAGAACAGGGTCTCAGTCGCGATCACATCGTTGTCGCAATACTCGGCAACTTTGTCCCATAAGCTCTTCGGCACCGGCTGATCCCAAGGCAGTCCCAGCTCCTGATGGTGGATACCCAGCTCGATCTCAAACTTTTTCAGGCTCTGCTTTTTCGACGAGAAGTCGTAAATATCCGTGTAGGACAGGTTGTACGCCTCACCAAAGAAGCCCGTGTGCTCGTTGATGATCCGGTTGGACAGCGCATAGATCTGCTCCACCGACATCCCGATCATGCGGGCCCAGAGGATATGGTTGTCGTACTTGCGGTTATTGAAGCCGACCAGCCGATACTTTGTCAGGCTCTCGATCTCCTCCGGCGTAGGATTCACCATACGGTGCACAGGCTCCTGCTTGGCGAACTTCCAGTTCACGAGCAGCAGATTCGGGAACACCTCCACGTCGAAAAATATCAATGGCGTTTCCTCTCCAACAGGGGCCTCCCGCTGAATATCATCCTTCGATTTGAAGTGCATCTTCGCCACGATCTTCAGGCAGGTGTCCGCCTGGTTCGTGCTGCTGGCGGCAAAGCCCAGGATCGCATTCCGCATGTCGTCCACGTTATAAACGACATTGCCCTCGTAGGCTTCGTCCATGATGTGCGCGATAAAGTCAATGCTGGGCTTCGTATAGGGGCTGATCTCTTTGGCAAGGGCTTTCTTGATGAGGATACGCAGGTGCCGCTCATCCTGGATCTGCTTTGTATCAACCATTTTCGTTTCTCCCTTCAGTGGCAGGCCGCTGCTGATGGTCGCAACCGGAATATCATTGCATTTCGACAGTTTTCTCCGCAGAGATGACTTCCCCGTGAACACCTTGACCTCGATGTTCTCGTCGTAGATCCTGCTCAGCTTCGTTGCATCGCCGGCGTAAATATAATGCAGGTGGATGCCCGCACCAGATTTGCTCAGCTCCGCATAGGTCTGGGGCCATTTGGAGGCAGCTTCCAGGTTGCGCTCGAAGCTCTTTTTTCCATCCGGCCCGGGAATATCAAAGTCGATGACAATGTGATTCTCCGGAACTTTCACGTAGTGCAGTCTCGAAGCATCCAGTTCGGCCAATTTTGACTTGACATTCTCCCATTTTTGCATCGGAATGCCATCGTCTGTCGCATATTGTGCAGGGCAGTCCTTGCAAATATCATTGAAGAGAGAATGCTGCTCCTTGAACTCGATCCATGACGTTTCCGGCTCGGCAGTGGGTTCTTCTGCCTTCACAGGTTCGTCAAGGAACTCTTTGAATTTCTCCGCTTTGAAGCCGCTGTAGTAGCTCCGCACCCGCTCGCCATTTACGGTCTCCGCGCGTTCCTTGTACTCCTCGAAGTAGTTCATCAGCTCTTCCCGGAATGCACGGCGCGAATAGGGGTACGCCACCTTTGCCTCGTCGTTGTAGGTGTTGTACATCGCCCAGGCCCGCTTCAGAGACACACCGTCTTCCTTCTTGAAAATATAAAAGGAATCCAGCATGAAATTGTAAAAGTCGTTCGATGCACCCAGCATACGGGTCGGAATATAATCATCGTAGAGATGTTTGTTCTGTTCGTATACCTCCTTGCAGTGCCATGCGATGCCTCCCAGCTCAAAGTCCACCTTCGCTACAAGGTCACGGTACTTTTTTGCAGGGATCTTTTCGCCGGTGGGTTCCACATCGATCAGTCGTCGGATCAGGCCCGATTTTGCATCCGTGATCTTAACGGGCTTGTTGGTGCCCAGAAACATGAAACACTTGAACTGGCTGGAATACTGGCTGCGGAACTTCTCGTTCACCAGCATGGTCTCGTGGGATACCAGCGAGTTCAGTCGGGTGTTGTCCTCGATGCGGGAAAGGTCACCGTCGTGCTGGATCGCGATCAGCGGGTTCGATTTGAACGCCTCCAGCGCAAACGCATTAGACGATGACCCCAGCACCTTGGAGTCGAACACCGACCAGTACCCGTCGAAAAGTTTCTGGACGATGTTCAACACGGTCGATTTACCGCTGCCGGGTGGACCATAGAGCACGAGGAACTTCTGGATCTTGCGGGAATCGCCGTTCACGATCGCACCAACCGCCCATTCGATCTTCTTTCGCTCCTCGGGAGAATATAAGGTAGTCATCAGCTCGTCGTAGGCGCTGATGCTCCCCTCCTCCAGAAGATACGGCAGCCGCTTCGACGCATAGCTTTCCTTCTTGACCGGGGTGTTCGCAAATATCAATGTATCGTCAAGGGTGTGGTAGTTGTCCCGCATCTGACGCTGACAGTATTTGTGCCAGTTGTCGATCATCCCGCTCTCCGCGTCCCACATGTGCAGAACACGGTAGCTGTCATTGAAGACCTGCTTGTGTTCCTCCGCGTAAATATCCAGCGCGCGGTCGATCATCTGGAGCGCATCCTGTTCGTCCGTGCTCCAAAGTCCCCGCTCTTCCATCCAGACCGCGTAAAAATCAGAACCCCGGATCATCAGGTCTTTCGACTTCTTGATGATGAATTTGGGATAAATTTCGATTGTCCCGCGTTTTCCCGTCCGCGTTGCAATCATCAGGAAATCAATCATTTGTAACTGACTTCCTCCTTTCTCCGAGGTTTTTATACGGTTTTCTCCTGCTGGAGGGTCATCTGGGCCAGCGTTGCCTCTGCCTCGCGGGCACGCTCATCGGCTTCCTTGCGCTGTTTTTCTGCTTCGTTCACCATCTTGCAGGAGACAAAGCCAAACCACAGCAGACCAGCGATGAGAATGTTCTTCCGGATGCACTTGCCCTTCATGCGGCGGATGGTGTGATTGGCCACCTCCAGTGCAGCCTTGCTGTTGCTCAGGTCGATCAAAATATCAGTCAGTTCCATTGTCAATTTTCCTCCAGTAATTCGGGTCAGCCAGGATCAGCCGACCAATGTTATTCTCGTCTCGACACGCCGTGATTCGCAGCATCACATGGGAATCGTCGAGTATCTTCTCAACAAATCCTTCCATAGGGATGCAAATTTTCGATTCATATGTCATCAAAACTCATTCTCATTCAGGTAGGCCATCAGCTGGTACCAAATATCAATGGTACGCATGTCGATGGTCGGACGGGTCAGCGTAAAGAGCCCGCCAGCGCCGTTCGGCTGATAGCCCCGATCCATAAACCGGGCCAGGATCGGCTCCGCGCGTTCTTCGCTGAAGCGGGTATCATCCATGGCAGCCAGACCCAGGCTCACTACCATGCTCCAGAACCACTGCCCCACACGGTTGCCCATGCTGCGGTCTTCCATGATGTGCTCCTCGATGCGAATCGCCAGCGCCACCATCATCTCCAGCATAGAGCAGGGTACGCCCTGAAATACCGCATCGATCTTCCCGTACGGAATATTATTCTCCGACGCAAAGCGATACCGCAGGTTGATGCCGTCCGTTGCCCGGCAGACATCCATTTCGCACGCCGGAATATAATCCCGGTTAAAAAGATACATCAGTAAGCGGTGAAAGCTGAGGTTCCGGGGTTCCCATTCGCCGCAGACGATCTTGTAGAGCCAGTCATAATACTGCTCCGTCTCCCTCATAAAGTTCATTCATCCTCCTCATCGTCGTGGTTGCCGGGCCAGTTCTCCCGAACCCGGAGAATCTCGTAATCCTTGTGGTAGTTGTGGTTGCGGACATGAACAGCGCTCAGTGCAAACTCGCCCATGCGGTTCAGCGCCTCGTTGCCGATGATCTTCGGAATATCATCTTCGTCCACGGGCTGATCCTCCGTATCGAACACCAGCTTTCCGTCCGCGTAATAGGTCAGGAAGGAAGTCTCGTAGTCGTCCAGTTCACCAAACTGATCCGGCTCAATGACTTCGATGGCCTCATGTGCCACCACATCTTCCGGGTCAGATTCGGTACGGTACTTCCCGGCCAGCTGTTCAAAGCTCTTCTGGGTCGCCCTTTCTTCGATGGTCTTGTCCATATCGGCTTCCTTCTGCCGCAGATTCTCACGCTCGGCCTCGTACCGTTTGCCGTAATAGGTCTCGTATTTCTTCTCGAAAACGGTGTGCATCACAAGGGCACCTGCCCCAAAGCCTGCTGCAAAGAGCAGAATATCACGCACGGTCTTGTTCATTGTCGATGTCTCCTTTGATCGTCATCATGGTAAACGCCAGTCCGCCAAAGAAAAGGGAGACACTCATCAGAATGCCTCCCACCATGTGGCGCTTGCGTTTGGTATCGGTCAGATAGTCCAGAAACAGGAAAGTGCTTTCCAAAGTTTCCATCGTTCCACCTCACTCAGAAAGAACCGCCAGACCAGAGACGAAGCAGACTCCGGCCATGGCAGCAAACAGGTAAGACAGTCTCTTAACGAATCTGGTCATAGCGTATTCCTCCAAAATATCAGTCTCAGATCCTGTCGATGATGGGCCCGTCGCAGTTGAACCGCAGCATCACCGAGCGCTCCCCGCCGTTGATAAAGCTGTTCAGTGCCTCGTCGCCCTTGACATAGTTGGTCACACCAAAATCCACGTGGTTCTGTCGGGTCGGGTCGTTCGGGTCATAGATCCAGCCCACGATCTGGCCTTCCGGGGTCTTCAGGGTCACACCACCGTGGGTGCCCAGAGATGCCAGAACATCGTTCAGGAAAAGGTGCCCCTGGGTGCGCAGACGCTTGTTTGCCGCCTGCTCCATCAGGAACAGGTAGTTGCGGTTCAGCATGTTGTCGGGCTGCCAGGTGTCCACGGTCTCGTCAAAGATGCAGGTATAGGGGCTGGTGTGCTGCATGGCGATGTCCTTGTATTCCTTGATGGTCTCCTCCACGCCCTGCTCGTTGGTGCTCTTGCTCTCGATCTCCACAGCCTTGATGTTGTGCTCCAGCTCCTCCTGTACACGGCTGCCAAAGCGGTCGGATACACGGCTCTTGTACTCCTCAAAGGCCTTGTCCAGAGCAATATAAGCCGCAGTCAGGCTCGCGTTGCGCTTGGACATGATGTGGTGGGAACCGAACATGCAGCCCAGAGATACCGCACCCAGGGTGACCGCAGGCGCATACACTTTTGCCAGCTTCAGGCCGGTCTGGACGTAGGTGGTCGTAATATCGCTCTTGTAATCCTTCTCGGTGTAGGTCTCGCCCTCGCTCAGCTGGACCGTGCCATCGTCGATCTGCTTCTTGGCCGTGTGGATGCTCTCCACCTGAGCGTAGTGCTCGGTCAGAATATCCTGTGCCTTGATGGTCGCCTTGCAGGCCAGCACGGTAGCAGTCACGCCACCAATGGCAGCGCCAACGATCATAATGGTGGGGCTTGCCTTCTTCAGCTTGTAGCCGCACTTGGATGCAGCACGGGTCATCGTTTCCACGATTTCGGTTTTGTCGATCTTTTTCAGGAACTTCATAAATATCAATCCTTTCTTATTGTTCAGCGCAGCGGTACAGGGCGAGGCAGCATCAGGCGATATCCGCCCGGGATGCCCTTGATGAACGCCCCGTCAAGGTTGTACCAGCCGTAATTGTAATCGGTGCTCTCGTTGGAAACGCCCATCAGATCCCACAGGTCGCCCACAGAGACCTGACCGTACTGGCGAATCGCATCATACATCTGGGAAAGCGTGTCGTCTGCATCCCCGCGGAACTCAAAGTCCAGGTTCTGCAAGCTGCGTCCTACGGCCCGGTTCGGATTTCCCTGCCGGTTGCCGGAGCCGCCCTGATAGTAGGTGTCGTAGCTGTTCCGCTGGGTACGGGAGCCGGAGTAGTTGCTCGAAGAACCGCGGGAACGGTCCTCGCCGAACAGTGCAATGCTGACCGCAGAGTTAAAAATACTCCACAGGCCGTTCTTCAGCATGGGCAGCAGATAGTCCACCACGATGCGGTTCTTCACGGTCTTGAGGTCCTCGGCCAGGAACTCGTTGGCGATCTTCTGGATATCGTTCTGCTCCTTGAGGGTCACTTTTCCCTTGACGACCTTCTGGAACTTCTTCTGGGGCTCTGCGGTGGGCTGCTGTCCGATGCTGCTCTTCGGCATGTTTACTTGTGCCATGTTGTCATCCTTTCAAAAACAAAAAAGTAAGAGCCGCAGATTTCTCCACGGCTCTCGCCTTACCTAACATTACTTCTCTTCAGAAGTTTCCTCAACGTCCTCGTCAGGAACGTCCACCTGTGCAGAATCGGCCTCCTCGATCTTCCAGGGCTTCTGCCAGACGATCTTCTTCTTGGTCTTCGGCTTCTCCTCGTCCTGGTTCTGCTTCTTGGCCTTGTGCTTCCGGTACAGTCCGTATCCCACGGCTGCAACCAGACCCACAGCACCAACAGCGAGACCAATGCCCGAGCCGTTGCTCGAAGTTTCCTCGTTATCGATCATCTGAACATTCTCCTCCGGAACGACCTCAACAGAAGTCTCGTTCTCCATAGTAGTTTCGTTCATGTTCGTCATTTCGTCCATTTTTGTTACCTCTTTCTTAAATATAAGTTTATAATGTCGGAGTATTACCTCCATAAAGGAAGCTGAATTTTTCGCGCCTGGTCAAATATCAATAGCCGCCCAGCCACTTCGGAGGCGTGTGATACTCCAGCGTCAGGCAGGGCATTCCGTCCTCGTCCAGCCGGGACGCATAGAAAATATCAACGTTAAGCCCCGAATCCGTGTCCCAGCCCAGCAGGTCACCGTTGACGCAGTGGTCGATGCCCAGATAGTCGAACAGATCATTCTCGCTCACCCGGAAGTCACTGAGCAGCTGTTTGTTGACCCCATTGACGGCCTTTTCGATCATGGCCTTGGTCGTCCAGAAGTAGGTGTTGGTCAGGCTTTCCCAGCACTTCACCCGCTGGTCGTAGGAAACATCGGTCGCGACAAGGTTCTTGGCAGGCTGGATGGTTGCCGGTTCGGGGCACTTGGCCATCTTTTCCAGTGCAATGGTCTCCCGGATCTCCTGCTCCTTTTCCGGGCCGATGGCCTCCAGCACCTTGTCCTGATAGGTCTTGAGCGCACTCTCAGAAAGGGTGCACGCCGCGGCCAGTGCAGCATTCCGCCGCTCGTCCACATGGACTGCGCCAATGACGCAGCCCGCAGACAGCACCATGCTCAGCGCAGTCGGCACATACACCGGGCCCGCCGTCTTGACAATGGTCTTCACGTCCAGCTTTTCCACGCCCAGCTCCTGCTTTTTCTCCTCCAGCAGGATCATGGCCTTTGGGGTCGCCGTCACAGCGAAATAAACGGCCGTGATGCTTCCCGTGATCGCCAGACCACCCAGGATCTTAGACGCGTTTTTGCCTGCGCTCCTGCGCACTGCCTTTGCAAATGTTTTCAGGTTCATCGTTCGTACCTCCAAAAATTTATAAAAAGAAAGAGCCTACGATTTCTCGTAAGCTCTCGCCTTTCAGATATGTCCGTGCTGCTTCAAATTCTCGAAGCGAATTTCTGTTTCACGCTGATCATTGCGCTCCAGTTGGATCTGGTAACGGATATATTCGTACAGTCTAGTCGGCTGCTTCTTCAGATAGTGATACAGCCCCGTAAAGCCGTATCCCACTGAACGTGCAACTGCCTTCAGTACGCGTACCATTGCCTTGTCCATCTTTGCATAATAGTCGTGATCGTACATAAATATCAATCTCCTTTGTTTGTCAGTTTGGATATCTCTTCCATAAGGGAGACCGAAATTTTCGCGTTTACCGGTTCTTTTCCGCAAGCTGGCGTTGAACCTCCTCCCGAACCATGTCCTGCATTTCCTCTTCGCTGCGCTGCTCCTCGATCAGGTCGTGTCCAAAGCTCAGAATCGCGCTTGCAGCCATCATTGCCACGGATGCAACTTTCCACCAGTTAATGTTCTTCATAAATATCAAGCTCCTTTAACTCAAATCATTGTTTATGGGCAACAAAAAATCCCACCTCAACAATCCAATGCCAAGGTGGGGAACGATTTTAAGTATATTATATTTTCTGGCCCGTTCGCTTTTTGTCAATCAATTTATAAATCGACTCCAACGAACTCTGTATATCTTGCCAAAACTTTTCCTGATCTGTGGAATGGTTTCCAGCTTCTACAACCATGTCTTCAAGATTTCCAGATTGCTTTGTTAATTCCACAAAAAATTCATTATCATCATATTTATAGAACAACGCTGAAACATTCATTTCACTTAGTACATCACAAAATTTATTACCATTTCGTAGATAGCCATCACCACCAAAATCAAGTGCCGTTCTTGCTTGTGGAATCTTTTTTATAAGATACTCGTCAAAAATTATACTGCAATTAGCCGAACGAATGGCCGCAGCCGCTGATTTGTTCGCTGTGCTGGCGGCATAAATGGATACTAAAATTGCAATCCCTGATAAAATAGCAGAAATAACTTCAATCATCCATTTACACATCCTTTACATAAGCATCAGCCGATCCAAAATAGTTTTCTTCGGGTCGGAAATCTTGGGCGCAATAACATCGAAGTTCTTTTCCATTCCTTCCCGGCCAATTTCGGTATAAATCTTTCCAAAAAAGCCCTGGATAAACGAAGATGCCAAATAATCAATTTGTTCAGGAAAAACGATTGTAAACGGCTCATTTAAATTGATATGGCCATCGACTTGCGCATCAAACAGTTTTCTTCCATAACTGTTTCCTGCAAGTTTTGTCAAACTCCTATCCTTTATTTCAAGAGTTATCATTTGTTTAATCATAATGTATCCTCCGTTTCCATCACGAAATTCAGATTGTATGCGGTTCCAGGAAAGTATATCGGGAATTGATGAAAAACATTTTTGTCAGGAATACAGTGCTGAAAATCATGCATTTGATTCATTCCAACCCAATGATCCGAATCATATTCCAAAAGTGACTGTATGAATTTCATTTTTCGTCGTCCAGACAAGACATAACAATTGTCACTGTCTGCTTGAGCCTCTAACCATTTAATCAAGGCCGGAAGGCCAGTTCCGCCAGTCAAGTATTCGTTTGGTCTACCGGATATACGATCTTGGAAAGCACTCAGCATGAAAAATTCATCATCACCATAGCCTTCCCTGAAAAATCTTCTATGATGCAAGTAAATTTCACGCAATCGCCAATACCGTGCACTATCCTTTGTATTACTTATCTCACTATTAGTGCATAGCTTTGTTTGAATCTGGGACGAAAGTAGGGTTGGTGAAAAGTTTACAACGCAAATATTCACTCCGTAATATTTCGGACCTGTTGGATTATTTCGACGAACATAATTGTGAGGAGTAACATCAATATCAAGGAAGCAATCCGTGCAACTGTGCTCAATCGCATTTCCAACCAGTTCCACAGCAACTTCAGCAAGAGACTCGCTACGTTTCTTTGTGATGCCTAATCCCTCAAAGAAGAGACAGAGCGTCGTAAAAGCTGAAGACAATGTTTCATCATCGTTTTCGTTCGCTGAAAAAAGTTTGCGATAATAGTTTTTTCCAACTCCAAATCTGAATTGTCGAACAAAATCCATCCCTGAACGATTTGGTTCTCCAAAAACGCACAGTGGAGAATGATCAATGCCATCAGTGAATATGTTCTTTTCCTTCTTATTATAGAGCAACCTAACAGATATACCATGATCTGCAATAATGTGCTCCAAGTAACACTCTAGCAGAACATACGTAAACTTTTCGTCGAAAGCCCCATTCGGAAACGCAATGGTGATAGACGAAACTTGACTATTGTTGTGAACGGTAAAAAAGATACCTGCAATGAGCGCCGAAATCGTATCAACCGTTAGTAAGCTCTGGTTCCCATGAAATATACAAGATTCACCATCTGGCGAAAAAACAGGAACAAGAGCACTAATTGAGGTTGCATTCTGAAGTTGCTTCTCAAGGAGGGTCACATTCTTCATATTAGCCCCCAGCTATTAACTTTCTTGCCTCTAATCATACTGACACACTATGGTACTACCTACGGTCATTATAACACATATTATGTCCACTAACAACAAAAATCCCTGCATCTTTCCTATTTATTTTAAAATCTTACTTTTATTAGCAGATCTTAAAACGGTGTATCTTTGCTCGGATCGTAGTTCAAATAGTCGTTAATGGGTTCCTGATATGCCTCTACATAGTAGACTTCCAGTCCATCATCTGTTTTCTGCTTGAGATAGCTGAAGTCGATCCAGAAATATTCCCACTCGGATGCAAGATAATCGGCGCACCACCCCTTCAAATCGCCTTCCGGAATATAATCCAGTCCAAGGTAATTGTAGAGATCATTCATCGAGGCATATCCATTCAGGGCAAAGTCGCGGTTCAGGTTGTAAAATGCCTCTAATAAGACAGCCTCCGTGGCATGGAAATATCTTTTTGAGATAGGCTCGTAGCAGAGCAGTTTTTCCTCAGATTTCACTTTCGCAAGGTCCTCGTCATCTGCATACACATCTTTCCAGATCTCTTGTTCCTGCTCAGTTCCCACTCGATCAGCCACCTGCCTGCGGTACTCCTGATAGGTCTTTCCCAGCGCCATGTAGGCCGCAGTCAGGCTTGCGATCTGCTTTTTGTTCAATGCATTGGAACCCAGGATACAGGCAATGGTGCCGCCGCCCAGAATTGCAGCCGGGACATACGCTTTCCAGCAGACTTTAACAATGTCCTTCTTCGTCAACGGCTCCTCCACAACACCCTGTTCCTCTTCGTTGTATTTTCGTAAAGCCTCGTCTATTTCGAGCAGGTGCTTTGCCTTCGTAGTCGCCCGCCCGGTCTCGATGGCCGTTGCTACCACGCCAACCGATGCCGCCACCGCCAGAATGGTTCCGCCGTGCTTGCGCAGAAATCGTGCGCACGTTTTCGTCAGTTTCATAGCTTGTACCTCCATTTTGAAAAAATAAGAGCCGCAGATTTCTCCACGGCTCCAGCCTTTGAGTTACTTTTTACTTGCATATTCATCGAATTTGGCATTGACTCGATTCTTAATATCATCCGCCTGTTCCTTTTCATACGCATCGTAGATCGCACGCGATACACTTCTTGCCTCACCTATCGCTCCGTCCCGAATGCCGTCATCATAGCCTTTCCGAATGCCGTCAACACTGCCTTGGTCCATCGCGCACGCTATACAAATAGCACCGCCAACGATCATGCCCACGTACTGCATAACAGTTCTTTTGTCAATTTTCATCTTTCATACCTCCAAATATAAATGTCAAGACGTAACTCGTCTCATAAAGCGCCCTGAAAAATTCGCGTCACAATACATCTGCCTTCTTCAGCAGTTCCAGCAGCTGTTCCTTGGTCACTTCGCCGTAAGCCTCCAGATGCACCTTCATCTTCTGGTCTTTCTCGCTCCAGTTCACCTGAATATCTTTCAGCTGCACCTCCACACCGGGAGTCTGCTTTGCCAATACTTTGTTGATGACCTTCGAGATCAGATTGCGCAGAAAGCCCGATCGGATAATCATTATGTCCTCCATGATGTTTAACCTCCAAAAATAAAAATGAAAAAGAGAATGGGCCTCGAACCCATAACCTCCACCCGAAAGTGGCGCTCTACCATTTGAGCTATCTCCTCCATAAGGGAACATGAATTTTTCGCGGCTTGATAAAAAGATAAGAGGGCGTGATCTTTCAGATTTTGTCCTCTTCCAGATTGCTCTCTTCGTCTTTTGTATCAACCCAATTGTTCAGTTTGCTCATCTGATAATACGCCCATCCGCACAATGCCAAGCTAATGCTTGCACATGCGGCGCAGTATTTGAAATAAGCCCCATAAGTAATAGGTTTGTTCATAAAGTTCTTAATAGCTTTCATCATAGTAATTTCTCCTTTCAATGTAAGCCCTCTTACCTCCATAATAGAAGCTGAATTTTTCGCGCCGAAAAGAAAGAGCCCATGCTTTCGCATAAACTCTTCTCCGGGGCGGCCCAACTTAAGTTGTGTTTAACCGGTCTATCGTCAAATATCAGTCTTTCGACGGCCGGAATGCCCGACACAACAGCCATACAATAACGGTTACAATCGCCATTGCAATTGCTGTCATGATCATCTGCCCAACCGTAATCGAATAATTCCAAATTTTCTTAAAAATAGATTCGTTCATATTACATTCTCCTTTTCTTGGGCCTTTGTCCCATAAAGCACGGAGAATTTTTCGCGTTTACTTGATTCTTTTGATCATCACTGTATATTCAAGCTTCATAGGATTGCCGGAAGCATCTTTACAAGAGAAAACATTACCAGTAAAACTAAGCTGGGCAGTGGAATTTTTACACAGGATATTCATTACAGTTCTATCTTTAAGTACTGCAATTTTGAAAATATCTGCGAGTTTTTCAAAATCATTCATAATACGATTAGCCTTGAACATATTTGCATTTGACATAGTTACTACCTCCCATATTGTGGTTTACAAAAATAAAGAGCCTACGATTTCTCGTAAGCTCTTCTCTTTGGCTTATCGCCAATCAGGATGTTTCTTCAATGTAGCTAAATATTTGCATTGTGCTTCCTTAAGATACAATTCTTTGTAATATGCTTTCCATTCCGTGTGAATATCATCCGGAAATACAATATCGTTTTCTTCAATAACGTCAAGCATAATCTCGATTTGCTTTTTCTTTTCATCTCGGATTTTTATTCCGTTATCAAACTTCTTTATTGTATCTCTTGATAGTCCAGTCATTTCAACCATATGACAAAGAAATATATTCCTTTGTTCTTTCAGCTCTTTCAGCATACATATCACCTCATAAAGTAAGGAGATTTTTTCGCGTTTGGGCAAAAAGAAAAGAGCCTACGATCTCTCGTAAGCTCTCTTACTCATTTAGTGAAAACCGTTATGATTTCTTTATCTTCGTCAAAATGTTTCATAAGTTCATTGAATTCTTTTTCGCTGCAATGCGCATCAAATATAAAACTTGTAACACCTGTGTGCTTATTTTCAAAGTAATCATACCGCTCAATATAAGCGCCCAGTTGTTTTGCTTCTTCTTTGATTCGTTCGCCGCAGCATGCCCTGCAATGAACTCTGAAATACTTTTCAACGTTAATAAGTACCATTCTTAATCACCTCCATAATATAAGCTGATTTTATCGCGTTTATTTTTTTTGTTTCTCTCTGGCTGACCAGATAAGGTCTCATAGCTAAATCAAACTCCGGTCAAACACGGTTTCCCAGCGTTCTTTCTTGAGGGGTTTCATGCGCAGTGCCCACATGATCTGCCGTACGGTCACAGTCGGATACTCGCCCTTTGCGTTTTTCTTCTTGGCGTGACTGTCAAAATACTGCCGGAACCCTTCATGCAGATAGATCTTGTCAGTCAGCCAGGGGTCGATGGCGCTCCAGTAAGTAGCCTTGGTTTTCTCGTTGTAACGCTGCTGGATCACACACAAGCCTTTCCCCTGTTCCCGGTAGAGCGTGCAGACACGATACACCGGGTGATTGCATCGGTAAACGCTCCCGTAATAGCTCGTCCACTCTTTTGGCGGTATGTCGTGATATCTCATAAAAAATAAAGAGAGCCCGCAGCTTTCGCCACGAACCCTCTCGGTTCCTCCTTTACTTTCTGTCCGTAAAGCCTCTCTTGATCTCATGGAGACCATCGTTCATTGCTCTGGAAAGCGGCGCTACACCGCCAGCCTCGCAGATCGACCAGTATACCGTCGTACCAATCGTTCCCAGAAACGTCAGGCAGCTGATGCCAAACTTCGCCCACTCAATGCGCCGTGCCTTCGCAGCCTTCTCCTGATCGTTGATGACCTCCTGGCCCTTCCGCCGTTCCTCATCCTCTTTCAGGTTCTGGTTGCTCTCCTGCTCGTCGCTCTTGAGCTGCATGTCGTACAGCTGCAATGCCATCTTCGCCGTGTTCGTGTACTCGTCCGTACCCGGTTTCAAGTCCTTGAGACTCTCCAGCGATTGCTTTGCCGCTTCCTTCAGCAATTCTTTGTTTTCGTAGTTTTCCATTTTGATTTTCTCCTTTACAAAGTAATTAGAGTTTCCTCCATTAAGCACCATGTTTTTCTCGCGTCAGGTCCAGTTTGTGCACCCGCAGCATGATGTACTTGTCGCCTTCAAAATTTTTCACCTCCTCATCCAGGCTCAGGCTCAGGTAGGGCCAGTCGGGGGAATCTTCCTCGCCAATCAACAGCTCGCCCACTTCGTAAATATCACGGTAATGGAACCAGCGGTAGAGCGCCATCCCGAAGAGCAGCCCCAAAACGATGGCAACGAATAACACAGCATAGTAGATGTACAGCATTTTGAAAATCTCCTTTTAATAATGTAGTGGATAAAACGGTCTTCTGCGTGATGAAAAAATAAAAGAGCCTGCGATTTCTCGTAAGCTCTCTACGCCTTAGATGTCGTTGCGAATCAGAAACAGGTCATTTCTGCTTCGAGTTGCTCTCACAATTCCTCCTGCCCGGATCAATGTAAATGCAATTACATTGATCCGGTCAAAGTTTGTCTTTACTCGATAGTTCATAAATAATAATCTCCTTTCAAATTTCGGAAGACATCCTTCCATAAAGCACAGGGAAAATTTCGCGTTGCTTCGTTACGGCCTATTCTAAAATAGAAAAAAGAAAAGAGCGCATGTTTCCATACGCCCGTTTTCCGGTCAGAATCCATCAGCGGATACCACACCGAACATCGTTCAGCATGAGGAGTTCTTCGCCCTCATTCCAGCCCGCATACTTGTCGTTATACGACTCGTTAAATGCGGCCATAATAGAGTTCATCATTTCCTCAAAGCCCTTCACAATATTCTCCAGCATAGTAAATACCTCCTAAAATTGTTTATTTCTTTCCATAACAGAAGGTGAAATTTTCGCGTCTGTGCGTAACAAAGACAAAAAGGAAAGAGCTTGCGCTCAATCCTCCTTGAAAACGTATTTCCTGGTCAGCTTGATTGTTGCCATTGCGGTCATAGCAAACAGGATCATGCAGCCGATGAATGCCGGTGCAGCATTGCAGAATGCGTCCACCATGCTCTGAGTATCAAGCCATGCTCTGCCAAACGCAGCCATTTCGCTTGTATTCTCGAAAACATAGTTGTGACCCATTCCGGTCTGCATAAACACCAGAATCCATACAACTTCTTCCTTTGCCATTTCGATGCAATTCATCATAATTTCAAACATAATAAATCCTCCATTTTGAAATGTTGTTTTCTTCCATAATAGAGGTTGCATTTTTCGCGTCTGCGTAAAAAATAAGAGCCTGTGATTTCTCACAAGCTCCATTTTGATCAGTGTTTCTTCTTTGTTCTGCTTTTCACCTCGTTTGTCTTTGCTCCGATCAGCTTTGCCAGTCTGACCAGAATCACAACGATCAAGATCCAGATAATCAAGTTAAACATATCAACATACCACCTTTCATAAAGGCAGCTGAATTTTTCGCGTCCAGATAAAAAGAAAGAGCCGCAGATTTCTCCACGGCTCTCGCCTTTAGTAAACGATGTAGTTCGTCGGTTTGGTTACATGCTCGATGATTCCTGCTTTCTTCAGCAGCTCAAAGTCTCGTGCAACGCCGCGCAGGTCATAGTTTTCGAGTTCGAGCTGATAATTGCACTTCTTATGATTTTCGTCACCGCATCTATCCAGTTTGTTCACCAGCGATTTAATAATTCGCGGATCAACATCACAGTTTCTGCGGATGATTTCTTCCATAAGTGTGCGGCGATCAGTCATATCGTCAACACCTGTCACGTCAATATACATAGAGTTCTTCTTTGCCTTCAACATAGTAAAATCTCCTTTACATAATCAATTTTCGTGAACTTTCGTCCATAAAGGAGCCTGTATTTTTCGCGTCATGCCCGCTCCCGGCTGAGGATCCAGAAGAATTTGCGATAGTTGTTGTAGTAAGTATCCTTGCAGCATGGGCACCCCTTGATCCGGAGGGCTTCATAGGAATGTCCTTCTGTCACGCCGCGTAGAATATAAGGTGCGATTGCTGGTTCCAGTTCGCCCAGGCAGTGCTCCAGCAGATCGACCCTACTCGAATAGAATGCTCGCGCCATCGCCATTTGCTCTGTCGGGTTCGAGGGTGTTGCATTGACGATTGCTCCCGTGCTTTCCGGAAACGCTTTCCATCCGTCGATGCGTACCAATGCGCGCTTCCATTCGTCGTATTGTCGGCAAAAATGTTTCAGTTCGTAATACCGATGCTTTGAAATATAATAAGGATTCTTTTTCGATAGCTCCGCCCGTTCTCCCCGCATGATTTCGTTACAGTTTTTCATAAAGTAGACTCCTTTGCACTATTTCTCAGCCCACGCTGAGTTCAAAGGAATACTACTGGAAAAAACTGTCGTCTGCGTCCTGTTTTATTTTATTCTGGGTGAAGCGTTGCCCATTTTGAAATCTATCGTTTAATCTAAAATAGAATTCATAAAAGAAAAAGCCCGGAAAATCCGAGCTTTTCAGCGTTATCTCATGTTTTTCAGAGGACTGTGCCTGCGGTACAGCTCTGCCAGATCCTCCTGTGTCAGGTCAAGATAAGCCTGTTCTGTCACGGTCACACTACTGTGCCCCAGAATCCGGCTCAGGGTGTAAATATCTCCGCCATTCATCAGGAACCGTTTTGCAAAGTTGTTCCGGAACACATGCGGATGAACGTTCTTCAAACCAACTCTCTTAGCGTACTTTCGGACGTTGGCTTCAAAATTATTTGCTTGCAGCGGTTTCCCCTCGTTTGTACAAAATAAAAAGTCGCTGTCACGGTAGCGGTCTTTGTATTTGCTCCACTTCCGGATCTGCCCTGCCATCTTCTCTGAAAAGAATACCGACCTGCCCCGTTTTCCTTTCGTGTTTTTCGCTGGCAGCCAGATGAACCGTTTTGCCAGATTTATGTCATTGACTTGGATCAGCAGGCATTCGCTGATTCTCATACCGGTGTCCATAAGGAGCTGAATAATCACAAAGTCCCTGTACTCACTGAATTTGGAAATATCCAGCGCTCTCAGCAGCCGTTTGAAGTCGTCATCTGAGATAAATTCCAGCGGCTTGTGCTCTGTCTTCGTAAAGTCGCCACGCTTGATCGGCGATTTCCGAAGAATATCCTCATCGACGCACCAGTTAAAAAACACTCTGAGATTCCGCAGGTAGTTGTTGATCGTCACATCTGAGACTTGTTTTCCGTAGTCCGGACGGTTTTCCGGATAATTTCTGGCATCCTGATTCGTCACAGCGGTATACTTTCCCCGCCTCCGAATCTCCTGAATGTATCCCTGAATCGTCAGATGCGTAACATTTTCCGTGCGCTCAATTCCAATTTTGTACAAATGTTGCATGAACAACCTCAACGTCTGCTCATAACTGCCAATCGTCTTCATACTCAGTCCCTTTAACTCGCACGCCTCCAGAAACATTTCTACATCTTTTTCCACCACAAAAACCTCCGGAATCCATTCGGCTCCACACCCAATAAATTCCGGAGATTTATTGCCCTATCAACAATCAGTTTATCGCTACGGAATCCATAATTCTATAATTCCATAGCGATAAACATTTTTCA